ACGTTTAGATAAAATTAATTATACTTTAAATTCTGCTGAAATTAATATTGGAGATTTAATAAAAATTATTGAAGAACAAAAATATACTATATCTGCATCTGGGGCATTATTTAGAACTGATTTTTCTTTATATTCTGTAAATGTCATTTTATTTTATATTTTTTATTTTTAATATTTTTATTATTAGAGTATCTCATGAATTAACACCTGAATTAGTCGATAATATTAGAAATAGAGTTTCTTCACAACTTAATGATTATCATGTTTTAGTTGTAGTTAAAGAAATGGAAAGGGGAGAAGTTGAATTTGAATGTTATAATTCTCCTAAAGGAAATAAAAATATTAAAAATAAAAAATATAAAATAAAATGACATTTACAGAATATAAAGAAAAATCAATACATACAAAAATATACCCACAAGGTGAATTAGCTATACCATATGTTGTATTAGGATTAATGGGTGAAGCTGGTGAAGTTGCTGAAAAGGTTAAAAAAGTATTAAGAGATAATAAAGGAAATTTTACCGAAGAAATAAAACAAAGTTTAGGAAAAGAAATGGGTGATGTGCTTTGGTATCTTGCATGTTTATGCGATGAATTAGGATTAAATTTTGATGATGTTGCTCAAGATAATATTGATAAATTAGCAAAAAGAGCACAAGAAGGAAAATTGTCGGGGAGTGGGGATAACAGGTAAAAATAGAAAGGAAATAGAAAAATCTATTGATATTTTACTTGAAAGTTATTATTCTCATGAAAGTGCTATAAACATTATGAAAAATTGTAGTAAGAAAGAAAGAATAAAATTAGAAAATGCATGGGGAGATATACCTTTTCATGAACAATGTAACAAAGAATATAAATATGTTATTAATACATTAATTAAATTATGAAATTTAAAGATAATATTAAAATTGAGACTGATGATTTTTGGTATGATTTAATTGAAGGTGGATATATTAAGTTTGAAGAAATGTTAAAAAATGAAAAAGATATAAAGGATATGAAAGAAGCAATTGCTACATTATTGGATTTTAAAGAAACTGCAGAAAGAAAGGAAATAATAAATTATTCATAAATTTTAAAAATGTACCAATCAGTATATTTCGATTATAAAGAACAACAATATTATTTGAGAGATGATGTTGAAAATTGGATAATTTTTAAACACCAACCAACTTACTTCAAAAGAGTCAAATTAAAACAAAATAATGCTTTACCAGTGCTAACTGGTGGATGGGCCATACCTACTAAGCGCTTTGATAAAGAAGATCCTAATTTATTAGAAAAAGATATAAATAAGGAATTAGTAATTTTACGTGATTTATATCATGATGAAGGAGATAATATTCCTAAATGGCATAATATAGTTTATTTAGATATAGAAACTGAAATGGGGGGAGCAATTACTCCACAATATTTACAAGATGCCCCCGTACCTGTTACTGCTATTGCTTTAATTGATTCTACTACAAAACAAAAAATATGTTTTATTCTTGATAAATCTGGTGAAATAACAGAAACTACTGAGAAAGAAAAACATATTATTCCATGCAAAACTGAAAAAGAATTATTTCTAAAATTTTTAGATAAATGGGAAGAACTGGATGCTACTATTGTAGCTACCTGGAATGGTGAGTATTTTGATATTCCTTATTTATATTATAGAATGTGTAAAATAATAGGAATGACTGAAGTACTTAGATTATCTCCTATTAAAAAAATAAATATTATTGATTATAATCCAAATGAAATACTTATTAGAATTGGAGGTATTAATCATTTAGATTATATGATTTTATTTAAAAAATATGAACAAAAACAAGAACCTTCATATAAATTAAAAGACATTGGTCCTAAATATGCTGGATTAGAAAAAATAGAATTTGAAGGTAATTTAAACCAATTATTCAAAGCTAATAAAGAAATATTTATTGAATATAATTTAAGAGATGTTGAAATATTAGATGCTTTAGAAGAAAAATTAAAATATATCAATTTAACAATAATGATGTGTCATATTTGTTCAATTCCATATGAACAAGTATATTATAATACAGTATTAAATGAAGGTGCTATTTTAAAATATTTAAAGAAAAATGGAATAGTTGCTCCAAATAAACCTACTACACAAAATATATCAAGAAAAATAAAAGAAGAAACATATGCTGGAGGTTATATAAAAACCCCAAATCCAGGTTTATATTTTGATTGTATTGATTTAGATTTTACTTCATTATATCCTTCAATTATTAAATCACTTAATTTAGGCATTGAAACATTAGTAGGAAGAATTAAAGTGAATTCTACATATGAACAAAATTATTCATTAGAAAAATTAAAAGAAAGAGATGAAAAAGAAATAATTACTATAGAACGTTTAGATAAAATTAATTATACTTTAAATTCTGCTGAAATTAATATTGGAGATTTAATAAAAATTATTGAAGAACAAAAATATACTATATCTGCATCTGGGGCATTATTTAGAACTGATGTTCGTTCAGTATGTGCTCAAATATTAGAAGAATGGTTTGAAAAAAGAGAGGATTATAGAGATAAAAAGAAAAAAGCAGGTAAAGCAAAAGAATGGGAAAAATATAAATCATATGATACATTTCAATATGCTTTTAAAATTCTACAAAATGCTATGTATGGAACATATGCTAAAAATGGATGGAGATTTACCGATGGATTTTTAATTTGTAGTTGTGCTATAACAAATAGTGGTCAAAGACTTACACAAGAATCAATAAAATTTGTTAATAACAAATTAAATAAAGAAATAAAACAAGAAAAAGATCATATTTTAATTTCAGATACAGATAGTTTATATATTGAATTAGGAGATATATTAAAACATAGATATAAAAATTTAGATAATAAAGATCAAAAAATATTAGAAATAGCTCATGAAATTCAAGATGATTCTAATAAATATTTAAATGAATTATCTAAAAATTTATTTAATGTAAATGGTAAACATTTTTTTACATTAAAACAAGAAATAATAGCATCATCAATTTTAGTTACAGGTAAACGTAGATATGGAATGTTTATTACTAATAAAGAAGGTGTAAGTATCCCACCAGATAGTGAAGATGCATTAGATTTAAAAGGATTAGAAGTAATGAAATCTAATATGAATCGTTTATTTAAAAGTTTTGGTGAAAATTTTATTAAAAATATATTATTTGGTAAACCCAAAGAAGAATTAGATACTTCTATTTTAACATTTTATAAATCATTAAGTACAATAGATCCTAAAAAATTAGGTAAACCTATTGGAATATCTTTTATAACAAAATGTATTAAACGACCACCTACACTTGGTGAAATATTTTCTGAATTAAATATTAATACTAAAGAACATTCTAAAGCTGCAATATATTATAATGATTTATTAAAATTTAAAAAATGGGATAAAAAATATGAATCAATAATTGAAGGTGATAAAATATATGTAATTAATTTAAAACCTAATCCATATAATATTGATGCTATTGCTATTCCAAATAATACAATACCCCCTGATATAGATGAATTTATTAAAGAATATATTGATATTGAACAAATATTTGAATCATCAATTCTAAAAAAATTACGTGAATTATATAAAGATTTAAAATGGGATTTTCCTTCATTAAATCCTAAAGTTCACCGTTTCTTTAAATTTGTTTAACCAAAGTTTTTTACTTAAATTCAAAGGTTATGAAAATAATATCACCAACATATTTTAGAGATAGTTACATTCAAAAAATAATTGATAATTTTGAATGGGATAAAATTCATGAAGTTATGAAATTTTTGAATTGGACGTGGGCTGGATATAATGGAGTTCCATCTATTGAAGAAATGAAAAAAGATGCAATTATGTATTTAAAAGAAGCATATAATACTTGTTTATCTCGAAAATATAAAAATGGATATAGTGTAGGAAGTGGAGGACTTATTGCTGAAAGTTTTTATGATGATAAATTAAACAAAATTACGTATTTAGAATTAAGATTTGTTTTAGATAGTTGGTTTATTGATGAAGATTCAATGGATTTAATTGATAAAAAAGAATATAATTAATGAAAATATTATCTAAAATAAGAAAAGAATATAAAGATTTTTTGGATTATGTTCGTGATGAATGGGAATATGGACATTTAAATGAACTTGAATTTAATGATAAATTTATTATTAAAGAATATGCACCTTTAGGTGAGGGTCATTATAGAGCATTAACATTTGAAGAATGGTTACCAAGAAGAACAGAAATAAAGCAAATAATATATGGATAAATTACATATAGTTTCAATATTTGAAAAATATTACTTAAATGGTTTAATTGAAAGAGCTAGAGTTAATGTTAAAGACAATAACATTGAAATTAAATTTATTAATGATAATAAAAATTTAACAGGTGTTATTAATGCTGATAATTTTGAATTTAAAAATGGAGAAATAGGTATTTATGATACTACACAATTTCTTAAATTAATATCTATTTTAAATCAATATATGGTTATTTCATCAGATGAAAAAAATGGAATTTCACAAAAATTATTAATAGCAGATGATGAATATAATTTAGAATATCCTTTAGCTAACATAACTATTATTCCTAAAGCTCCAATTGTAGAAGAACCATTGTATGAAATAGAGTTTAGTATTAATAATGAATTTATTACTAAATTTTTAAAAGCATATAAAGTATTAAAAGTTGAAACACTAATGATTGATACGTATTTAGATGAAGGAGTTGGAAAAATAAGATTTACAATAGGTGAAAATACAACTTTTTCAAATAAAATTGATTTTTCAATAATTGCAGAAATTGGAATACCAATGGGACCAATATTATTTCCAATCGCTGAATTTGCAGCCATATTAGATAATAATAAAGATTTAGAAACATCTAAATGTTATATAAGTGAGCAAGGATTATTAAAATTAGAATTTGAAACAAAGGAAAAGATAAAATCAACTTATATTTTAATTGGTAAAGAATGAGATTATTAAGTGCGAGTAAATATGGTAAAGGAATTGTATTATTTGATAAAAGTAGTTTGGATTTTTTTCAACAAAATGAAAGATTAAAAATATGGAATGATAATTTTATAGTAATAAATAAAAAGGCATTAAATCATAATAAAATTTCTTACTTATGTTTATCTAAACATTTTGATAAAAAACTTGAACATGGTTTTTTAATACCTATTTATGAAGTATGGTATAGATCTAGTCATGGTTCTGTTAGATTATTAGAAGTAAGAAAACAAGAAACACCATTAAATCAAAAAGATTATATATGAAAATAAAACCAAAATTTAACAACGTATTAATAAAAATATTACCTGAAGAAGAACAAAATCATGGTAATATAATTATTCCTGACTTAGGAAAAGATAAAAGCAGAAAAGGAGAGGTAATAGCTGTAGGACCTGGATTTTATACAATGACTGGTGCTTTAATACCAGTAGAAACAAAAGTTGGAGAAATTGTAATATTACCTAAATTTGGTTCATCCATATTAACTATGGGTGGAATAGATTATGAATTAATTAAAGAAAACGATTTATTAGCAGAAATAGAAAAATAAAATATGAATAAACAAATAATATTTAATCAAGAAGCAAAAGACAAATTATTAATTGGAATTGAAAAATTATCAAAAGCAGTATGTTGTACATTAGGTCCATCTGGAAGAAATGTAATAATAGAAAAAGAACATGGTCAAATATCTTCAACTAAAGATGGAGTAACAGTTGCAAAATCTATATTTTTATCTGATGTAATTGAAAATATGGGGGCACAGATGGTAAAACAAGCTGCTATTAAAACAGGAGAAATTGCAGGTGATGGTACAACCACTGCAACTTTATTAGCATATGAATTAATAATAAATGGTGTTAAGTCTATTAAAGCAGGTAGTAATGCTGTTGAAGTTAGAAAAGGAATGGATAAAGCATGTAAATTAGTTATAGAAGAATTGAAGAAAATTTCCAAACCTATAAATGATGAAAAACAAATAAAACAAGTAGCTACAATATCTGCAAATAATGATGAAGAAATAGGTAATTTAGTTGCTACAGCTATGGAAAAAGTTGGTAGAGATGGTATAGTATCTGTAGAAGAAAGTAGAACAGGAGAAACATATCTTGAATCAGTAGAAGGAATGCAATTTACAAGAGGTTATAAATCACCTCATTTTGTTACTAATCAAAATAATATGCAAACTGTTTTAACAGATGTTTCGGTATTAATATATGATAAAAAAATAACTCAAGCAAAAGATTTATTAGCAATTTTAAATCATATATCATCTAATAGTAAATCTTTATTAATTATTGCTGAAGATATAGAAGGTGAAGCTTTAGCAACCTTAATTGTAAATAAAATTAGAGGAACAATAAAAGTTGTTGCTGTTAAAGCACCTGATTTTGGTGATAGACGTAATCAAATATTAGAAGATATTGCAATATTAACAGGAGCACAAGTAGTATCATCTGAAAAAGGAATGAAATTAGAAACTCCTAGTACTGATTGGTTAGGACAGGCTAGAGTAGTAACAGTTACTAAAGATGATACTACCATTGTAGATGGTAAGGGTAATGAAGAAAAATTAAAAGAAAGAGTGTTGGCTCTAAAAGAACAAATAGATGCTTCGGATTCTGATTTTGAAATAGAACGTTTGCAAGATAGATTAGCTAAATTAATTGGTGGTGTTGCTATTATTAATGTAGGAGGAGCAAATGAAATTGATATTAAAGAAAAGAAAGATCGTGTTGACGATGCATTACAATCAACAAAAGCTTCATTAGAACAAGGTATTTTACCTGGAGGTGGTATAGCATTGTTACGTGCTTCTGCAGTATTAGGAAATAAAAAATTTCTTAATTCTCTTAATGAAGATGAAAATTTAGGAGTTGATTTAGTCTATGAATCATTAAATAAACCTTTTTATCAAATTTTAAAAAATGCTGGTTATAGTGAAGATAATATATATAATTTATATTATAAAATATTAAGTAAAAAAGATGTATGGGTAGGTTTTAATCCTAAAATAGGAAAAATTGTAAATATGTTTGATGATGGAATTTTAGATCCTACTAAAGTAACTAGAACAGCACTAGAAAATGCAGTTTCTGTTGCAGGTACAATGTTAATAACTGAAGCTGTAATTGGAAAAGAAAAAGAAGATAAAAAAGATGAAGAACCTGATTATTCAAATTTTGGAATGTAATGAAAAATAAAACACATTATCTTTGGAAAGAAAAATATCGTAGTGAAACATTAGAAAATTATATTTGTGGAAATGAATTAAGAATAAAGATACAGGGATGGATTGATAAACAAGATTTTCCTCATTTATTGCTACATGGTTCAACAGGTACAGGTAAAACAACTTTAGCTAAATTATTAGTTAAAAATATTAATTGTGAATATCTTTATATTAATGCTACTGATGAAAGATCAATGGATACAATGCGTGATAAAGTAAAAGCATTTGCTTCTACTATGTCATTTAAACCAATTAAAGTAATAATATTAGATGAAGCTGATTTTATTAGAGTTGATAGTCAGGCATTGCTTCGTAATATGATTGAAGAATTTTCATTAACAACTCGTTTTATTTTAACAGGTAATTATGTTGATAGATTTATTGATCCTTTACAAAGTAGATTACATAAAATAAAACTTGAACCTCCTTCACGTAAAGATGTAGCATTATGGGTTAATAATATATTGGAAAAAGAAGAAATAAAATTTTCTTTGGAATCCATTGTTTTTTACGTAAATTTGTATTATCCTGATGTACGTAAAATAATTGATGAAGTTCAACACAACAGTGGAACCGGAGAATTAGTTACGAATGAAAAGGCTTTAATTGAATCCAATTATATGTTTCAAGTTTTAGAAGCATTAGAAAAGTTTCTAAAAAAACCAGATGGAGGACAAACATTTTCAAAAATAAGACAAATTATTGCTGATTCAGGTCATAAATCATTTGATGAATTATATAGATTTTTATATGATAATTTATTTAAAAAAGATGCAAGTTATCAAGAAGAAATTATTATTATTCTAGCTGAAATGGAATATCAATCTTCATTTTGTTTAGATAAAGAAATAAATATTATGGCTACAATAGCAAAAATATTAAATATATACAATAAAAAATAAAGTTTATGATACAATTAGAAAATTGCGTTAAACGTTTTGGAAAATTAATTCTTGATGAATTAAAAGATATGGAAATAAAAACATGGGTTGCAGGTGGAGCAGTTCGAGATTATTTTCAATCAATTGAAATAAAATCAGATATTGATTTATATTTTCAAAATCAAAAAGATTTCGATAAATGTAAAACATATTTAATAAAAACTGAAGGAAAAATATACTTTGAAAATGAAAAAGTAATTAAAATTGAACGTAATAAATTAAAATTAGATTTAGTAAAAACTTTTTTTGCATCACCTGGTTTTTGTATTGGTGAATTTGATTTTACTGTTTGTTGTGCTGCTGTTGATTTTGAAAGAGTTTATTATAATAATACATTTTTTATTGATTTAGCTAAAAAACAATTAATGATTAATAAATTAAATTATCCAATTTCAACATTATGGAGATTACAAAAATATAATTGGAAAGGATTTAAAATATGTAAAGGTGAATTAACAAAAATTGTAGAAGCAATTCAAAATACCCCTAAAATTAATGAATTAATTCCAGTAGATAATATGTTTGATGAATTTCAATCAGATTCAAATTTATTTATGGGGATTGATTAAAAAATAAAAAAAAATAAAATATATGTCAATATTAGCAAAATTTAAAGTAAATGGAGTCACAAAAAGAGTAGGATGGGGAACAAATCCTTGGATTTATGATGTTAAAATGAATCCTGTAACATCAAATTCAGAAGAAAATAAAAAATTTTTTACTGCTACTCCTAGTGGAGAAATAACATTATCCACTATAAATGAAGAGGTTGCCAAAGAAATGGAACCAGGAATAGAATTTTATGTAACATTTGAAAAAGCAAATAAATAAAAATATGGAACAACCCAAATTAAACATTGATTTAAAAAATACAACAGCAATTAAATCTGAAGAAGGAAATCAAATTTTTCAAGAAGGATTTATATTACGTAAAGCCTCTCGTTTTATTACAGGAGGTACAAAAGATTCAATAATACCTATTCCAATATTTTTTGATATTTTAACAGGTAAACCTATAAAAGAAACATTACCTATTGAATTTTGGGAAGAGTTTGGATATATTACAGAATTATCCAAAGAACAATCAAATGGTAATGTAATTCCATTTGTTAAATCTGAAGATAGAGAAAAAGCTCCTCAATGACTTTATTTGACTGGTTAAAAGAAATAACTGAAAAAAAATCAGAATGGTCATATTTTTCAGAAGAAGATAAAAAATCATGGAATACATACATGATTTTGAAATTTTTATCAATGAACAAGGATTATATAGAATTTATAGATCAATTTCAAAAATATAACACATTAACTCCAGAACATGTATATATTGTTTTGAAAAATGTCATACCTAAAGCAAAAGTATGGCTTAAATTTGTAAAATCTTCAACGAAAGAAGCGAATAAAGAGCTCATTAAATTACTTTCTTCTTATTTTGAATGCTCTCGTGAAGAAGCTAAAATAAATTTAGATTTATTGTCTATTGAACAGATAAACGATATTTTAATCGATTTAGGTACAGATAAAAAACAAATTAAAGCATTAATGAAATGAATATATGCCAAGACCCAATAGTAGAAGCAGTACGTGAAAAATTAAAACAACGTAGTGATGTTGGAATTAAGAAATATGGAACAACCTTAGAACAAAACAATAAAGACAATTATTTAAATCATATACAGCAAGAATTAATGGATGCATGTAATTATTTAGAAAAAGAAATGACAGTAATGAAAAGATTAATAGAACAATTTCCTAATGATGATGATTTAGGTAAAAAAATAAGAGAAATATATGGAAATAGCAATTGATTTTGATGGAACTTGTGTAACACATGAATATCCAAAAGTAGGAAAAGATGTTGGATCAATTCCCGTGTTAAAAACTCTTATAGAAAACGGACATAAATTAATATTGTGGACAATGCGTTCTGATAACAGAGAAAATAATACAAATCCACTGACAGATGCAATTAATTGGTTTATAGAAAACGATATTGAACTTTATGGAATACAAGAAAATCCTACGCAGAAAGAATGGACAAGTTCACCTAAAGCTTATGCTCAATTGTATATAGATGATGCTGCTTTAGGATGTCCTTTAATTTATGATAAACATGAACGTCCATATGTTGATTGGGAAAAGGTAGAACAAATTTTAATATATAAAGGATTAATTTTAGAATGAATTTAAAAGAAATACAGAAAGCGATTAAATTTTCTCCTATACCAGAGGTAAATTTTGCATATCAAAAAGTAGTTTCTTTTTCTCAATTTGCAACATATACTAAATGTCCTCATTTATGGTATATGCAAAAAATAAAAAAGGTTGTACCTGATGAACCAAATATACATTTTGTATTTGGTACAGCAATGCATAATGCTTTAGAACATTATTTTAAAATAATGTATGAACAATCAGGAGTTGCTGCTGATAAAGAAAATATATTAGATATATTTGAAACTAAATTTTCTGAGGAATATAAACAAAATTATGAAAAATATGGTCAACATTTTTCTTCCCCTAAAGAAATGAATGAGTTTTATGAAGATGGAACAAAAATATTAGTATGGTTAAAAAAACATAGAAGAGAATATTTTTCAATTAAGAATGTGCATTTATTAGGTATTGAATTACCATTATCTGTAGAAGTAAAGAAAAATGTAATTTTAAATTCATTATTAGATATTGTTTTATATGATGAAGATTTAAATAAAATAAAAATTATTGACTTTAAAACATCTACAAGAGGATGGGGCGATAAAGACAAAAAAGATGAATCTAAATATCCACAATTAGTATTATATAAAGATTATTTTGCTAAGCAATATAAAATTGATCCTGATGCAATTGATGTTGAATATATAATATTAAAAAGAAAAATTTGGGAAAATTCAGAATTTCCTCAAAAACGAATACAAGTATTTGAACCATCTTCTGGTAGAAATTCAAGAGCAAAATTTACTAGATCATTTCAAGCATTTTTAGATAATTGTTTTGATGAACAAGGTAAAGTTATAGAAAAAGAATATGAAAAAAAACCATCATTACATAATTGTAAATATTGTGTATTAAATCAAACACAACATTGTGATAAAGGAATTATATGATTGCCTATAAATTATTTAAAGAAAGAAAAGATGGGAGTATTGGTAGTTTATTTATTAATAAAAAAGAAATTTTACCATTAAATAAATGGATAATAGCAAAAAAATTTCCAACAAAAGGATATAAATTTAGACCCTTTTTCCATTGCACTAATTTACCTATAGCTCCTCATTTAAGCAAAAAAGGGAGAAGATGGTATAAAGTTGAAATGAAACAATTTTCAATTATGAATAGACCTATTTCTCAAGGTGGAATATGGTATTTAGCTAAAAAAATAAAAGTATTAAAATAAATGGGAACATTTTCATACGCACAGACAGAATTAGATATATTGGTAAAATCATCACCAGATCCTGATAATAGACCAATAATAGAAGAATTTATTCCTGAAATATTGGCTTTAATTAAAAAGTTTGGAGAATCTGGTCAAAGTGGAGGTTCTGCTCCATACACAGCGAATGCTTTGTCATCTATAATAAAAAAATTATGTTTATATGAACCTATATGTCCTATTACAGGAATTGATGAAGAATGGACTGATGTTTCATCTATAAATGATGGGAAAAGTTGGTATCAAAATAAGAGATGTTCTTCTTTATTTAAAGATGGAAAAGAAGGAAGAGCATATTATTGTGATGCAATAGTAAAAAGAACTCAAGATGGAAGTTGTTGGAGTGGTTGGTTTTGGTTATCTGAAGAAGATTATTTAAAAAATAATGAGAAAGCACATATTAGTAATAATGCATACATTAAATCATTTCCTTTTATTCCAAAAACATTTTATATTGATGTTATTGAAAAAGAAGTTGCAAAAGATGATTGGGAAATGTGGTGTAAAGATCCTAAACAATTAGAAGAAGTTTGGGAATATTATGATAAAAAAATAAATAAATTTTAATTTTTTAGTCTTAATATATATTTATATATATCAAAATTAGAAAATTATGGACAAACCAACACAAGTAACATCTGTTCAGGTACCTAGTAAATTATTTGAAGAATTTAGAATATTATCAATTCGTACAAAAATTAATTTTAATAAATTAGTTGAAAGATCATTATATTTGTATGTAACTAATAATGATTTTAAAAAACAAATAAATAATCAATTAGATACATTTTTTACAGGAAGTAATAATAATTAAAAAAACATAAAAACTGTTATGATTCACGGATTAGATGATAAGTATATTCCTTTTAAAGAACGTAAAAAAATACTATTAATAGGAGATGATATAAGAATGACTAGTGGTGTCAGTAGTGTTTTAAGAGATATTGTTATTGGTACTGCAATGAAATATAATTGGGTACAAATTGCAGGTGCTATAAATCATCCTGAACAAGGTAAACGTTTGGATTTATCTGAAGATACAAATAAACATGCTCAAATAATTGATTCTTCTGTTATAATATACCCTTTTAATGGATATGGGGATTCAAATTTAATTATGCAATTAATAAATATTGAAAAACCAGATGCATTAATGTTTATGACAGATCCCAGATATTTTTATTGGTTATTTCAAATTGAGGATGAAATTAGAAAAAAAATTCCAATGATTTATCTAAATATTTGGGATGATATTCCTTATCCAATGTATAATAAGTCTTTTTATGAATCTTGTGACGCTTTATTTGCTATTTCAAAACAAACAGAAAATATTAATAAAGTAGTTTTGGGAGATAAAATTAATAATAAAGTTATAAAATATATACCTCATGGTGTAAATGAAGAAATGTTTTTTCCATTAACTAAAGAGCATGAACAATATATTAATTTTATTAAATTTAAAAATAATTTATTAAAAAATAAAGAATATGATTTTATTGTTTTATGGAATAGTAGAAACATTAGAAGAAAATCAACCTCTGATTTATTATTAGCATGGAAGATGTTTATTGATACATTAAATGAAGAAGAAGCTCATAAATGTGCTTTAATATTACATACTCAACCTGTTGATGAAAATGGAACAGATTTACCAGCAGTAAAAGATATGTTATTTGGTAATGATAAAAAATATAATATTATTTTTTCCTCTAATAGATTACCAACTTCAGAAATGAATTTTTTATACAATTTATGTGATGTTAATATTTTAATTTCTTCAAATGAAGGATGGGGGTTAAGTTTAACAGAAGCTATGATGGTTGGAAAACCTATAATAGCAAATGTAACAGGAGGAATGCAAGATCAAATGAGGTTTGAAGATGAAAATGGTGAATGGATTAAATTTACTGAAGAATTTGGTTCAAATCATAAAGGCAAATATAAAAAATGTGGAAATTGGGCATTTCCAATATTTCCAAGTAATATTTCATTAATTGGTTCTGTTCCTACTCCTTATATATATGATGATAGGGTTGCACCTGAAGATGTTGCTAAGAATATTAAATTTGTTTATAATTTAGAAAAATCTGAAAAAGATGATATTGGTAAAATGGCAAGACAATGGGTTACATCAGATGAATCAATGATGTCAGCACGTTGGATGTGCAAAAATATAATTAATGGAATTGATGAAACTTTAGAAAAATTTGTACCAAGAGTAAATTATGAATTACTTAAAGTAGAAACTCCTAAACAACCTAAACATTATGTAAAATTTCCTATAGCACAATGATATTAATATCTAAGAAAAAATATGAAAGTATACAAAAAGAAATATATAAAATATTTGGAGAACAAATATCTAAATTAAAAAAAGAACCAAAACCAATTAATAAAATTTTTTATTTTATTATGAATGAAACAACTAGCAATACTACTGAAATTACCTTTTCTCTGAAATCATGTGATATAAATAATATAAAAGGTCTAAATAATCTATTAAATAATTATGAAGAAAATAATTCTTTTTTTAATTCTAGTCCATCTATAAAAATACCTTTAATGCGTAAAAAATTATGAACTTTAATTCACAAACAAATATTCCTTCTTTCTCTTTACAAGCAAGAGATTGGCATTTTTTAGGAATGATTATACCTACTAATCCAATTTATGATGATATTGAATATAATTTAAAACAAAAATTTCAAATATCCAACCCACCTATAGGAGCTACTTTAGTGAGTGTTGAAAATCAATATCTTGGAATTATTATGAATCTTTTTTACAATTGTCATATGAATTATGGTAAAGAAGTTGGAAAAAATACACGTAATAGATTTAGAACCGCTTTAGAAAATTTAGCTTTATCAGAAATTACAACTATTTTAAGTGAAATTGATGCATTAGATATAACAATGGAAAATTATTATCAAGAAATAGGAAGAAAATTTTTAAGAGGTAAATTAGGATAAAAATTATGAATAAACCAACAATAGTAGTATATGGACCAGTTGATACACATTCTGGTTATGGTTCTCGTAGTAGAGATGTAGTTAAAGCCATTTTAAAACTTAACAAATATGATTTAAAAATTATATCATGTAGATGGGGAAATACTCCAATGGGATTTCTTAATCCCAATATTTTAGAACATAAACAAATTCTAGATTGTATAGTACCTAATGGGCAACTAACTTCACAACCTGATTTATGGATAATGATAACAGTAGGTCATGAAATGCAAAAAGTAGGAAAAGTTAATTGGTTAATTACTGCTGGTATTGAAACTACTATAACACCTGCTGATTTTATTGAAGGATGTAATAAAGCGGATTTAGTATTAGTTTCATCTCAACATTCCAAAAAATCAATACAAGAATCTAAATTTGAAAAAAGGGAAAATGGTAGTAATAAATTATTAGAAGTTATTGAATGTAAAACACCTATTGATATTTTATTTGAAGGTCTAGATGAATCAATTTATCATAAATTAGATAAAGTTAATTTTGATTTAAATAATATTAAAGAAGAATTTTGTTTTTTATATACTGGACACTGGTTGCCAGGTTCATTTGGTGAAGATAGAAAAAACGTTTCTGGATTAATTAAAACCTTTTTAGAAACATTTAGGAATAAAAAAGTAAAACCTGCATTAATATTAAAAACATCATGCGGTTCATATTCAATAGTAGATAGAGAAGCGGTATTAGACAAAATTGAAACTATTAAAAAAGAAGTAACTGGTGATTTACCAAATATTTATTTAATTCATGGGGGTTTAAGTGATAAAGAGATGAATGAATTATATAATCATCCTAAAGTAAAAGCTATGGTTAATTTTACAAAAGGAGAAGGATATGGTCGCCCATTATTAGAATTTTCCATTACTCAAAAACCAGTTATAACATCTGATTGGAGTGGTCAATTAGATTTTTTAGACAAAAACTTTTCAGTTTTATTACCTGGTAAATTAAGTAATGTGCATGAGAGTGCAGCTAATCAATTTTTATTAAAAGAAAGTCTCTGGTTTACTGTAGATTATAAAGTAGCTTCAATGTTATTACAAAGTGTATATTTAAATTATAAAAATTTTTTAGATGGAGCAAAAAGACAAGCTTATAAATCACGTACTGAATTTAATTTAGTAAAAATGCAAGAAAAATTGGAACAATATTTATCTAAAGTATCCTTTATTGAAGTTAAACCATTTGTATTACCCACACTTAAAAAATTACCTCAACCTATAAATTTATGACAGATAAAGAATTTATAATGTGGTTAAAAGGATATTTGGATGGAATTATTATTCCTGATGAACCCTCTCAAATGTTGGTATCAAGAATGTTTAAAAATATTTATGATAAAATAAAAGAGATGGAACCTGAAAAACCTAAAAAACAATTATTAACAGAAGAAAGACCTACCTCAGATACTTCAAAAATTATGAAAAAATACTAAAAATGTCAGATAAATTAACAATATGTCCTCATTGTAATGGTAATGCATGTTATGAATTCTCACAACCCCAATTAACCTCATGGATTTGTATGGGATGCGGATATACTACTAATTCAGAATATACATTTAGTAACAAAAAATTTAAAATTGGTGACGTTGAAGCTTCACTACCCGAATTAATAAAGGATTTGAGATTTATTGATGAAAAGGGATACGTTTGGTATCCAACAGTAATAAATGAAAACGGTAAAGGAATGGTATTTCCTAATGGAACTAATATAAAAAATTGGAAATGGAGTGGTGTAAAATCTGTTAAAATAGAGGAAAATGAAAAATCAAAATATCCAAATCCAAAAGGGGGGTATTATGAATATAGATCTGATATGGATTCAATTCAATATTTTGATCCTTTGGATTTTATGGATGCATTAGAATATATTGGTTATTTTTCCTAATCCAAAATCTTTTATTTAATTTTATAAAAAATGCATAGTATTTCATATGCCATAACAGTATGTAATGAACGTGAAGAATTAGAACGTTTATTAACTCAACTTTTTGAATATGTACGAAAAGAGGATGAAATAATTGTACAATTTGATACTCAAAATGGTAGTTCTGAAGTTAAAGATTATCTTGAAATAACTTCAATGTATACTGTTATTGAAGGTATAGATTTTCATAGAATATTTTTTCCTTTAAATAATAATTTTTCTGTTTTCAAAAATGAACTTAAATCTCATTGTACAAAAGATTATATATTTTTTATAGATGCTGATGAGTTATTACATGAAAATTTAATTTTAAATTTACCTATAATATTAGAAAATAATGATGTAGATGTAATTTTAATACCTAGAGAAAACTATGTGGAAGGAATAACAGAACAAGATATTAAAAAATGGGGATGGGTAGTTGATGAAAAAAATCGTATAAATTATCCTGATTTTCAATATAGAATAGTTCGTAATAAACCTGGTTTAGTTTGGAAAAATAAAGTTCATGAACAAATAATAGGAATTAGAACATTATCTTCTCTTCCATATGATGTAGAAGGGTATTGTTTATTACATTATAAAAATATAGATAAACAACGTAAACAAAATGAATTTTATTCAAAATTATGAAAGTAAAATTTATAGCTAATAATAAAACATTATTTAATGAGGATTTAAATTTAAATCTTAATGAAGAAGAAACCCAAAAATTAAATCAATTTAATGATAGAGAAATAATTTCATATTTAGTTGAATTTAATGAAGGATTAAAAGTGGAACATGCTCATGATATTAATGATATAAGTCCTGAGTTTCTTAAACAAATTACAATAAAAATAAAATGAAAATATTATTTATAAAACAAAAGGGTGAAGATTATTTGGGGGATTCTATATATAATGGACTTAAATCCGTTTATGGTAGAGATGTGGTATGTAATACATATTTAGATTATATGTACTCTGATTATCCAAATAAGTTACAACTTTATGGTAAAGGATTTTCATTATTTGGTACATTAGATCCTGAATTAAAAGAATGGATTGATGATGAAGAGGAAATAAAAGAAAAAATTAAAAATAAAGAATTTGATTATATATTTTATGGATCTGTATGGCGTTGTTTAGATTATTTAGATTTAGTAAAACAATATTATTCAAATAATAAAATAATTTTATTTGATGGGGAAGACTCAACATCTCTTCATTCCTTAGCAGGACAGGGAATGCCTTATTTTAAACGTGAATTAGAGCGTAAAACCGATGAAAATTTATATCCTATATCATTTTCTATACCATCATCAAAAATAATTAAAAATATTGTTGGTTTAGAAAAAATTAAAGATTTTGGAACAGTAATCCCAGGCCAAACACAAACATATACTTTTGATAAAGAGGAAGAATATTATAAAGATTATCAAGAGTCACATTTTGGTGTAACAATGAAAAAAGCAGGATGGGATTGTATGCGTCATTATGAAATATTAGCAAATGGATGTTTACCTTATTTTATAGGTATTGAAGATTGTCCTTTTTATACATTATATAATTTCCCTAAGAAATTAGTTATAGAAGCAAATAAATTAACTGAAGGTTTTAATGAAGGAGTATATAATGAATTACTAGTAGATTTACATGAATATACTAAAAAATATTTAACTACTGAAGCAACTATTGAATATGTTTTTAATACATTAAATAAAATTTATCCTTTTAAACAATTAATAACTCAAACAATTAAAGATGAATACAATCGTTTATGTTCTCCACAAGAAGGTGAATCAGTTGACATAAAAGAACATTTATCTACTTTATTTAAATATGCAAACCAATGTGATCATATTACAGAAATGGGTGTTCGTTCAGTTGTATCAACTTGGGCATTTTTATATGGAACTCCTAGTAGATTGGTTTCTTATGATATTGAGTATCATGGTAATATAGAAAAAGCATTAGTAGCAGCAAAAGAATCAGGAATACAATTTGATTATATATTAAAAGATGTATTAAAAACTGAAATAGAAGAGACAGATTTCTTATTTTTGGATACATGGCACCAAGAATCACAAGTTTGGTCTGAACTAATTAAACATCATAGTAAGGTAAGAAAATATATTGGGTTTCATGATGTTGTTTCATATGCCTGGAATGGTGAAGGAGGTGGTAGAGGTATTATGTATGCTATAAATAAATTTTTAGAAGATTATAAAGATGAATGGGAAATTGATCAAAAATGGGAAAATAATAACGGGTTATTAATAATTGAGAGAATAAAAGCTCCTGAATAGGAGCTTGGAGAAGTAATATTTATCATTGCAAGAAAATATAACTTCGATGATAAATACAAGTAAAAAACAGGTTATTATAGGAATTTACAAAATTACTTCTCCAACAGGTAGAATGTATATTGGACAAAGTATTGAAATAAGAGAAAGATGGTTATCATATTTTAGATTAGATCTACAAGTAACTAAACAACCTAAATTATATAGGTCATTTTTAAAATATGGTGTTAAAAATCATCAATTTGAAATAATAGAAGAATGTCCTGAAGAATATTTAGATGAACTAGAAACATGGTGGAAACTTTACTATAATAGTGTAGAGAATGGATTAAATTGTAGTTATTGGGATTGTACTCCTGTTTTAAGAGGTCAAAAACGTAGTTATGAAACTATCATTAAGATTAGTAAAACATTAAAGTCTCTTAATAGGAAACGTTCTGAAGAATCAATTAATTTACAACGCTATGTTATTCATCAATTGGATTTAAATAACAATTTAATAAAAGAATGGGTAGGAATGAAGAATATGTGTGATGAATTAAAATTTAGTTGGAGAATAATTCGTGATTGTGTTTATAATAGAAGAGATAATTATAAAGGTTTTAAATTTATAAAAGTAAGTAATAACGGTAAATCCAAAACAAAAGAATGAAAATATTAATAACAGGAGGAGCAGGATATATTGGCTCAGTATTAGTTTCAAAAATATTTAAAGCAGCATCAAATGCTGATAATAATAAAATTCAAGAAGGAGATTGGCATTCACATTTTTTATCAAATGTAGAACAAGTAACGGTTTATGATAATTTATTGTATAAACAAACTACATTATTAGATCAATGTTATAGAAATAATTTTAGATTTGTTTATGGTGATGTACGTAATTTGAAGTTATTAAGAGAAGAAGTAAGAAATCATGATGTTATTATTCCTTTAGCAGCATTAGTAGGAGCACCTTTATGTTCACGTGATCCTATTTCAACATATGAAATTAATAGAAATCATGTTAATGAAATTTGTTTAGCGGCTAAAAATGGACAAAAAATAATTTATCCTAATACCAATTCAGGTTATGGTATAGGTATATCAGGTGAATTTTGTACAGAAGAATCTCCACTTTCTCCCATTTCGGATTATGGTATATCTAAATGTCAAGCTGAAAAAAGAGTTTTAGATTATGGTGGGATAACATTAAGATTAGCAACAGTATTTGGATTATCACCAAGAATGCGTTTAGATTTATTGGTAAATGATTTTGTTTATAAAGCTGTAAATGATAAATATATTGTTTTGTTTGAAAAAGATTTTAAACGAAATTATATTCACATTCAAGATGTTGCATTGACTTTTATTTATATGATTAACAAATATGATGAATTAAAGGGTAAAACATTTAATGTTGGTTTAAGTGATGCAAATTTATCTAAATTAGAGTTATGTGAAAAAATTAAGAAATATATTCCTGAATTTGTAATAAAATACGATGATTATGCACAGGATCCAGATAAAAGAGATTATATAGTATCTAATGCTAAAATTGAGGCAACAGGTTGGAAACCTTATTACTCATTAGATAATGGAATTCAAGAATTAATTAAAGGGTATTCAATTGTGTCAAATAATAATAAATTATTTACAAACTTATAATGAAAATAACTAACTGTATTTGTTGTAATTCAGATAAGTTAAAACTTATATTAGATCTAGGTGAACAACCTTGGTGTAATAATTTTTTGTTAAGAGAAGAAATAGGTAAAGAAGAATATTATCCATTACAATTAATGAAATGTGAAGAATGTCAATTTATTCAGTTATCATATTTTGTTCCAAAAGAAAAAATGTTTTCAAAACATGATTATTTATCAGGTACAACAAAAACATTAGCTAAACATTTTAAAAAAATCGCAGAAAATGTTACAAATTTTATTGAAGTTGATAAAAATGATTTAATTGTTGATATTGGTGGTAATGATGGAACAAATTTATTACAATATAAAGAATTAGGTTATAATAAATTATGGAATATTGAAGCTGCTTCAAATATTGCTAAAATATCTAATGATAATGGTATAGAATGTTTAAATGAATTTTTTAACGAAAAAACAGTTGAAAAATATAAATTATACATACCTAAAAAAGCAAAAATAATTAACGCCTCAGGTGTATTTTTCCATTTGGAAGAAATACATTCAGTTATCAAAGGTATTAAAAAATTACTACATGAAGATGGAGTATTATGTGTACAATTTATGTATGTTTTGGATATGATAAAAAACAATTCATTCGATATGATTTATCATGAACATTTATTTTATTATACATTGAATTCATTAGAAAAATTATTACAACCATACAATTTAGAAATAGTCCATTGTTATCATTCAGATATTCATTCAGGTTCAATGATTGCATATATTAAACATACCTCTCCACGCAATAATAAAACAGATGATTATTGGGAAAATATGACTAATGAAAGAAGAGATTTAGAAGAGCATAGTTTAGAAGAATTTGGAGAATATATTATACAAATAAAACATTCATTAAAAGAACATTTATTTCATTATCAAACTTTATATCCAGGTGCTAAAATATATGCTCTTGCCGCAACTGCAAAGGGAAATACTTTAATGAATTATTTTAATATTGGTGAATTTATTACTAAAGTTCATGAAATAAACGAATTAAAAATAGGTAAATATACCCCACATACTCATATACCAATTGAGAAAGAATCAATGGATGATTTGCCTGATTATTATTTAGTATTAGCACATAATTTTTTTGATGAAATTGTTGAAAAAAATAAAGAAATGCGTGATAAAGGAGTTAGATTTATTTTACCATTTCCAAAAATTAAAATTGTATGAAAGTTAAAGCAAATTTTGATAATGGGACTTCATTAGTATTAACTGTAGAAGAAGATGGTGATGGAGTATATTATTTTATAGAAAGAAATTTATGTAAATGGTGGTGGAAAGAAGCTTGTGAAATAATTGAAGTATGAAATTAATATCTGGAAATATTACTCCTGCTATTATTTGGAAAAAATTTGAGGAAGTTAACGCAAACGATAAATGGAAATTGGTACCTTTTATTAATTATTATATTAGTGAACATAGTCAATTTCCAAATGCAATTTGTTATAATTATGATCAATTAAAAAATTCTTTTTATAATATATCAAAGAAAGGTTTATTAAATGCCTATATTAGATTTTTTGAATTAAAAAATAGAGGATATTGGGGATAAAATAATATGAATAAATTAGAATTAATAAATATAAATGGCAACTCAATAGAAATTGATTTATCTGATGAATTAGTTAGAAATCATTTTGCAAAAGATTCTAATTATGGGGTTCATATATTACGTCAAATAAATAATGGTGGGTGTGATATAATGAAACAATTTATTCCTGATGGTTCAGTTTGTTTGGATATAGGTGCAAATGTAGGATTAGTTTCATTATACATGGCTGAAAGATGTACTGGAATTCATGCGTGGGAACCAAATAAATCAAATTTTGAAATATTACAAAAATTAACATTAAAATATGATAATATTATACCTACAAAAAGAGCACTTAGTGCAAAAGATGAATTAATAAAATTTTATGAATGTGATTTTAATTCAACTATGAATTCATTAATTGATTTTTCTGCAAAAAATAATTATGAAGAAGTTGCAGGTAGAAGATTAGATACCTTTGTTGATAAACTAGCGACTAATGTAGATTTTGCAAAAATTGATATTGAAGGTTCAGAAGTTATTGCATTAACTGAAGAAATATTAAATAATTGTAAAGATGTAATTAAAGCCTACTATTTAGAAATACATGATACTCGTGAATTAAATGGTCAAGATCAATATGGAAATTTGACTAATTTTATTAGAATTTTTTCAAATTTAGGATATAATATTGAAAGAGTAAATCATATGGTGGATAACGTAACTATAATTTGTTATTAAATGAAAATAATTATAATAGGTTCTAATGGTTTTATTGGAAAAAACATTTATGAATTTTATAAAGGAAAACATGATTTATTATTATTAATAAAAGGAAATCCAATATATGAAAGCATATTTAGATTTCAACCTGATATTATAATTAATTGTGCTGCAGAAATATATAATAATTCAAAAATGTTTAACTCAAATATAAAACTTTTATATAAATTATTAGAATATTGTAGAAATCATCCAAATTGTAAATTAATTCATTTTGGTTCATCTTCTGAATATGGAAGGAAAAAGTTACCTATGAAAGAAACTGATTTTTTAGAACCTACAAATTTATATGAAGCCACAAAAGGAATGGGAACATTATTATGTGGGGCATATAGTAAAATGTACAATTTTTATTGCACAGTTATTCGTCCATTTACAGTTGTGGGTAGATATGAAAAATCACATAAACTTTTTCCAACATTATATAAAGCATACAAAACAGATTCTCCAATAAATTTATCTGAAGGAGTTCATGATTTTATATTTATAGATGACTTTCTCAAAATTTTTGATAAAATAATTTTTTACACAGAAACTCAACATTTCAATATCATTAATATAGGAAGTGGGATACAAACTACTAATGAAAAAATAGTAAAAACGTTTGAAGATTTATTAAAATATAAATATACTATAAATTTAGTACCAAAATTAAGAGAATTTGATTCAGAATATTGGGTATGTGATATTACATTATTAGAAACAAAATATAAAATAAAACCTAAAATTTCAATTAGAGCTGGGATAAATCATTTTATAACAGATTGCGAAAGATTAAATTTATATGGATCTTAAAAAATTAGAAAATAGAATATTAGAAATATCTAAAAAGTATGATTTATCACATTTGAGTAGTTGTTTAACTACTCTACCTATTCTTATTGATATATTTACCAAAAAAACAGAAGAAGATCATTTTGTTTTATCTAATGGGCATGCAGGATTATCATTATATGTAATATTAGAAGAAATATATGGATTAAATGCTGAAGAGTTATTTATAAAACATGGTATTCATCCTAATCGTGATTTAGATAATAAAATAGAAGTTTCAACAGGTTCTTTGGGTTCTGGAATATTAATAGCATGTGGATTAGCATTGGGAGATAAAGAACATGATGTATATGTAATTGTTTCTGATGGAGAATGCGCTGAAGGATCTGTTTGGGAAGCATTGAGATTTGCTTGGGAGCAAGGTTTAGATAATTTAAAAATATATATAAATGCTAATGGATTTTCTGCTTATGATAAAATACATTTAGAGTATTTAAAAGAAAGAATATATGCTTTTAACCCATTAGTAAATTTTATTGATACAAGTGAAATTTATAGAAAATTTGATTTTTTTAAAGGAAATTTTTCAGACCACTATGAGAAACTTAAATGATACCAATGGAGCTAGCCAAATATTATTGGATGTGGCTAAAAAAACTTTAGAAGAATTTAAAAAAGGAATTATAGGAGTTGAAATGGGAATCGCATATGGAGGTGGAGTAGAAACCATTGGAAAAATGTGGGGAAATCAAGGTATTGTATTTGGTTTTGATACTTTTGAAGGTCATCCAAAAGAAATAGCTTTAAAAGATCCTGATTGCAATTATTCAATGGATTCATTTGCTGCTACTTGTATGGATGGATGGTACAATATTTATGACAATAAAGAATTAACTATTGAATATCAAAGAGAAGAATTAGAAAGACAAGGTATATATAATGTAAATTTAATTAAAGGTATAATTGATGAAAATACAAAAATAAATTTTATTCCATATATTAATTATTGTTTAATTGATTTAGATTTTTCAGTAGCTATGAAAAATGCATATAATTTAATTAAAGATAAATTAGTAAAAGGAGCTTATTTATGTTTACATGATGTTATACCAAATGGACATATAAAAGGATTAAATGAATGGTATCAAATTATTAAAAATTCAGGAGAATATGAAATTTTAGGAGAATATTCAAATAGTTACCTAGCAATTTTAAAAAAATTATAAAAAATATGGGATTTATAGCTTTAGAATTTGATATAGTAAATCATTATGTTGATTATTATAAAAAAATATATAATAAACAATATGAAGACATACAAATGTTAGAATTGGGAGATCAAATTTTTTATGTTGATCATCCATCAGTTGGAGTATTAAATAGTAACAATTTTAAATATAAAGTTGCTAAAGATTATTTTCAAAATAAAAAAATTAATCATACTTCAATAGATTTAAATGGAAATAATGGATCTATATCCTTAGATTTATCTAAATCTTTACCTGAAGAATTTTATAATAAATTTGATATAATTACGAATGTGGGTACTGTTGAACATGTGGAAGAAGATCAATATGAAACTTTTAAAAACATACATAAATGTTTAAAAGTAAATGGAATGTTTATGTCTTTTATGCCTAAAGTAGGAAGTTTTGATATTAATCATTGTTCTTGGTTTTATAATTTAGATTTTTATCGAGATTTAGCAAATGAACAAAAATATACTATATTTTACTTAGGAGAAATATTATATCCTTCAATTAATAGAGATATGGGAACATTAGTAACATGTGTTTTACAAAAAACAGAAAATAATGATTTTATAATAAATAAAGATATATTTCATAGAAATTTATTTCGAAAATAATGAGAAAAACATTTGCAAATTTAATATTAGAAGAAACTAAAATTAATCCAAATATTGTTGTATTAACGGGGGATTTAGGTTATAAAGTATGGGATGAATATAAAGAAAATTTTCCTAATAATTTTTATAATGTAGGTTCTGCTGAACAATTAATGATAGGCACAGCTATAGGATTATCATATACAAATAAAATTCCAATATGTTATTCTATTACTCCATTTTTATTATATAGACCATTAGAATTAATAAAAAATTATATAAATCATGAAAATGTTCCTATAAAATTGGTAGGTAGTGGTCGTAATAAAGAATATAAAGATGATGGTATATCTCATTGGGCTGAAGAAGATAAAGAAATTATGAAAGTTTTTATTAATATTATAACATGGATTCCTAATTCAATAGAGGAGTTAGAAAAATTTTATAAAGAATTTCTTTATTCAGAGTCTCCTATTTATCTTAATTTAAGTAAAAAAATATATTAAATGAAAAAAATAGCATGTTCTTTTTTTTATACTGATGATAGATATAAACATTTAGCAGATTTAGCTATACAAAGTTTTAAAACATGGCATCCAGATATTGATGTTTTTATTTTTGATAAAAATAATATAGATTTAAACATGCCTTATAACTATACTGCTGGATATACTAAATTTTATTATGCATCTACTTTATTTAGAAAAGGATATAATAAAGTTATAAGTTTAGGAGTTGATACTGTTACTTGTGGTCGTTTAGATGAATTTATTAATAATGAAGAAGATGTTTTAACAACTTTAGATTTCAATTATGGAATAAATTTTAATGGAATAAACATTCCAGCAGATCATCATTATAATGCAGATGTTATATGTTTTAATAATAAATTTTTTATTTTTGATTTATTAAGATTAATGAGAAAATATGCTAATGATTATTTTGAACAAGGGGCATTAAACCAAATGTTAGCTATTACAGATAGTAAATATTCATATAAAAACGTTGATTATATGGATCAAAAAGTGGTTTATAATTGTAGAGCATATTATAGGGATGAAGGAAATAATAATTCATTTCATGGTCAATATCCATATCCATTTAGAGTTGAAGAAGATAAATTAATTTCTCCTTTAGAAAAAATTGTAAAAATAATTCATTTTGTTAAAGGATTTGGTACTTTTGATAAACCAAGATTTGTACAAGAAATAAATAGTATTAAAGATGGGGTTTTTAATGAGGAAACTAAAAAATTTATTATAGAAAAATGTGGGGTACCACAATCTTGGTTTGATACAAAAATGACCGAAGAAGAATATCCTGAAAATTTAAAATTACATCCAAGTAAAACAAATGCAATGTTTCCAAGAGGTGATAAATTAAAATTTGATGGAGATATAAATATAAGTGATTATTTAAATAAAAAATTGAAAAAAATAGAGTTGTGAAAAAAATATTAGTTACGGGTTCAACAGGTTTTTTAGGTAAACATTTTATACAATATTTACATAAATATTTTCCTGATTACTTTGAAATAGTTGAATCAAATACTCAAAAATTAAATTTATTAACAACTAATTTGTTAGCTTGGGAATGGGGGTTTAATGAATTTGATTATATCTTTCATTTTGCTGCAGTTACAAAAGCAGGGGATTGGTGCTTAACTCATACAGGTGAACAATGGTTAACAAATCAACAAATTAATACAAATATAATTAAATTTTGGAAAGATTATAGTCCTAGAGCAACATTTATTGGAATAGGAACATCATGTAGTTATGGAGATGATTGGCGTAAAGATGAACAAAACTATTTAACTTATGAACCAGAGCAATCTTTATACACATATGCTTATACAAAAAGAATGTTATATTTGGGTTTAGAAGCAATGAAAAAACAATATGGAATGAATCATTGTTATTTTGTTCCTTCTACATTATATGGTACTCAATTTTCTGAAAATGATAATCATTTTATTTATGATATTGTAAGAAAATTTTATGATGGAGTATATAATAATAAAGAAGTAGAAATGTGGGGAACAGGAATAGCAACAAGAGAATTAACATGGGTTAATGATTTTATTGAATTAATGTTAAAAATTGTTTTTGATTTACCTCAATATCATAATAAAATAGTTAATATAGCGAGTGGACAAAGTAGAATGATTTCTGAATATTATTATTATGTTTCTAAACTATTTAATTATGATTTTAAAAATATAATTAGGAATACAGAAAAATATGTAGGAATGAAAGATAATAAATTAATTACTACAATTCCAGAAGTAAAAAATTTTGAATTTAAAAAATTAGAAGAAGGTTTAGAAGAATTAGTTAAATATTACAAAGCATTAAAATATGAATAATATTGAACAAATTATAAATAAAAATAAAGGTATAAATAATCAAGGATTACCTGGTTATCAACATCATGATGGATTATGGTTTGGAGAAGAAGAACATAATTCATATTATAATTTAGCACAAATTATTAATAAAACATTTCCACAAGATAATTTAAATATTTTAGATATAGGTTCTGGAGCAGGTTCATTATCACATTGGTTAAGAACCTTAAATAAAACTTATAATGTTGTAACTCTAGATGGAAATATAGATATATTAAATAGTCCTTATATTTTAAATAATTATCATTTTGTAATTAGAACTGATGAAGAGTATGAATTAATTAATGATAATCAAACTATTAAATTTAATTTAATATTATGTTATGAACATCTAGAACATATACAAGAACATAAATTAGAAAAATGGTTTAAAAATTTAAATAAACATAGTAATTTAGAAACAATATTTCTAGGGACATCATCAACAAATCCATATAATGATGATGTACATGTAACTGTTCGCCCTAAAAAATGGTGGATAAATATATTTAAAAAATATGGATGGATAAATATTACTGATTCATTTTTAAATGAAACTACCAAACCATTTAATTTTGTTTTAGAAGATACTAGTGAATTAAACTTCATAAAATTAGATATAAATGAAATATAAATTTCTTATAGGTATAATGATACCTACACGTAAACGCATTCAATTTTTAAAAGAATGCTTAGATAGTTTTAATACTAAAACTAAAGATAAATCATTAGTAGAATTATTATTAAAAATAGATTCTGATGATTTAGATACATTAAAATTTGCTGAAGCATATAAATCAAAAATTGAAATTAAAATTTGTGTAACAGATAGAAAAAAAGGTTATGGAAGTTTACATGAACATTATGATTCATTAGCAAAAATATCAGAATCAGAATTTTTACAAGTTTTTAATGATGATATTGAAATGTTAACTCAAGATTGGGAACAACAAATAATTCCTTATTCAGGTAAATATAATGTATTAGCTGTTAAAAATGAAAGAATTAAAAATGGAGAAAAAATATCTATATTTGATGGTTATAATGGAAACCCAATAATTCCAAGGTTTTTTTATGAAGATTACGGTACTTTATCTGAACATCCAATGTTAGATGATTGGTGGGTTAATGTAACAAATGCTGTACCTGGATTACAAAAATGGTTAGATATAACTGTATGGTTTAAGAGACCAGATGGTGAATATACAGATTTTGCATTAGATGAAACTTTTTCAGAAGGTAGAGCTCACATAAATTGGAGTCATCATGGTTCAAAAGGATTAAATGATTATATTAATTACATTAAAAATTGTGTTTTGATTAATCCTGAAAAATTTTAAAATCCAAAATTTAATTTTTACCTTTACCAAATGCTAAAATTTAATTCACATTCAATACAAGGGAGAAGGGCCTATCAAGAAGATAGAATAGCAATAATCCAAGATAATGGAGATATAGTTGCTGCTATTATTGATGGGCATGGTGGAGATAATACTGCGGAATTTATTAAAAAATATATTGAAGGAATTGCTTTTTCTTCTCATGAAGATGATGTTAATAAATCATTAGAAGAAATATACGATGATATGCATTATTATGCATCGGATAAAGATGAAAACAATTTTCAAGATGGTGCTTGTTTACTTGTATCTAATGTAGGGGAAAAAGGTGATTTTGAAATATCTTGGGTTGGTGATTGTGTTGCCTTTCAAAGAGGAGAAAAAATAACAACACAATTAAATAAAATTCATAATTTGAATAATGTTCAAGAAGTAGAAAGAATAACAAAAGAAATAGGAAGATTATATAGATCAGGTCCATATTTAATGTCTTCTACAATAAGAGAATATGGTTTAATACCTACAAGAACAATAGGAGATAGAGATTTTGAAGTTGATGGTGTATCACATGAACCTGAAATTATAACAGGTAAATTAGAAAAAGGTGAGTCCTTAATATTAGTTACTGATGGAGTTACAGATGTATTATCAAAGGATCAATTAGAAAAAACAGCAGAAGAAATTGTATTAAGAGCTTATAAAGCAGGTTCCTCAGATAACATTTCAGCAATTGTAATAACTTTAGAATGAAAATAGTTAAAGAAACACCAGAATTAAAATTTAAAATATTTTTACAAAATATTGGTGGTTTAAAATCAGGATATTATCCAGAAGATAGACCACCAATTATAGGAAATATATGTGAATGTGGTGATGGATGGTTACCTTTAATTCAGGAATGTATTCAAAAATTAATTGATGCTGGATGGAATAAAGAAATTATTCAAATAAAAGAGAAATTTGGAACATTGCGCTTTTATACTAATAAATTAAATGATGAATGTTGGAAAATAATTTCAGAAGCAGAAGAAAAATCTGCTGTTACTTGTGAATTATGTGGTCAACCAGGAATTTTAAGAAAAGATTTTCCTTGGATTAGAACACTATGTGAAAATGATTATAATGAATTTAAAAAAAGATATGAAAAATAAATGATTAAAATAGTGCATATTTCTGATCTTCATGGAAAACATGAAGAATTAAACATTCCTGAATGTGATGTTTTGATTTGTTCGGGGGATGTTGGTAATGTGCGTACTACTTTAAATGAATTAAATTTATTTTTAATTTGGTTTGAGAAACAACCAGCAAGATTAAAAATATTTGTTGCTGGTAATCATGATGTATTATTAGATAAATATTTTGCCAAAAAACAAGGTGATTCGATAGCTATAATGTTAGCTGAACAAAAATATCAAGATGCTAAAAAATTAATTGAAGCTTATAATATAAAATATTTAGAAGATAAGGATTATTGCTTTGAAGGTATAAAATTTTATGGTTCACCTTATTCACCTTCATTTGGAGACAATTGGGGCTTTAATGCAGATAGAGGTAATAAAATTAAAACAATTTGGGGAAAAATACCTTCAGATGTTGATGTTTTAATTACACATACACCTGTTTATAAAATATTGGATAAAGTTGAAGATAAGCAAAAAAGATATCCTGATGAAGATACAAATGTTGGATGTCAAGATTTATTAAATGTAATTAAAAAAAGACTAACAAAATTAAAATTACATTGTAGTGGTCACATTCATGAACAATATGGCGTTGTTCATATTAAAATATCTAATACAAGAAGTATTTTGTTTTCAAATGGAGCAGTAGTAAAAAATGAATATGATAAAGATCAACAACCTATTATTTGTATAAAAAATCCATTATTAATAACTTTATGAAATTAATATCTGTTAACATAACACCAAAACAAATTATAAAAATGGATGAATTATCTAGAACGACAGGTGAAGGATATGCTTTTAAAAAATTAAAAGAATTAGGATGGGCTAAAGATCTATTGTGTCCAAGTTTTGAGAAATGGTTAGAACTTTTAACTCCAAAACAAAGAATTGAATTATATATTGCTTATTTTAAAGATCAAAATTTATGAAATTATATTTTTTCCAATCTAAAAACATAAATCAATATAAAACAATTTTGGAAAAAATGGTTGATGTATGGGAACATGAACATTATTCCCATATTTTAGAATATTGTGAAATTATTGAAACTGATTATAATTTATATTGGGAAATATGGTTAATTCAAAATGAAAAATATGAAGTAATTGGAATTTGTGGTTTATATTCATTAAGAAAAGATTATGAAGAATTATGGTTAAGTTGGTTAGGATTAATTCCTGAATATCGTAATAATAATTTAGGTGATCAAATATTAAATTTTATTGAAAATAAAGCTAAAGAAAAAGGAACTAAAAGATTACTTTCTTATGTAGGGGAAGATGGAGATGCATTAAATTTTTATTATAAACATGGATATCAATGGGGTGGAAGTGTTGAAAAATATATTAAAGAACATCCTGATGTTAAAAATGAATTTGGTAATATCAAAGATTTTATAATTTATAAGGATTTATGACATTAAAAGACATTATACCAAACTCTATATATTGCACAATAGGTTATTGTGATGAAAAACATTTAGAAACATTAGAACAATATATACAACAAAACAAATTTTTGTTAGAATTATTTGATAAAATATCTATTGCTTATAATGGAGAAAGAGAAAAATGTTTAGAAGCAATTAAAATATGGAATGACCGTTTTCCTGGTAAATTATTATTTGGTATTTTACCAATAAATAGAGGCCAAACATATGGTACTATGGATCTTGATAATGAAGTTATCAGGTTAGGATTAATTTCTAATAAAGATTATATTTGGAAAACATCAGCAGATACAATATTCTTTGAACAAATTCTAGAAAAAGAAATTGCCGAAGCAGATTTTTATTATTTAAATGGAATAGGATATGCCGGTTTAGAACGTTTTAATTCTGAATATTTTTTTCCGCAAACTAATTTTTATATAATTTCTTCAAATATTGATTATTTAAATGATGAAAATGAAGTTGATGAAGTATATGAATTACAAAAGGTTAACCCAAATAAAAGACCTTGGGAATTAAAACAAGGTTTTGAAAGTGAAACATTTTTAAAACGTTGTGTGGAACGAAATAAATTATGGAAATTTCATTTATGTAATGATTCATATTTTAGAAAAATTATGAATGTTGTGAGAAATTATCAAATACATGATAGTAGTCATAAAAATTTAATTATTGAAGATCCTGGTGTTTCTCATTTACATTATCCAGATAAACCAGCATATAGTATTAGTATATTAAATGAACATATATAAAAATAAAAAATATGGATGGAATATTTGAACATTTTAATTTAAAAATAGGAGAAAAAAAAGAAAAGGGAATAGCATCTATTTCTGCTTATGAATTTAAAACAGCAGAAGATCCAATTTATGCTATGAGACAAGCTATGAATGGACTTAGTATAAGTGATGGAAAATATGTAAGACTCAATGTAAATGGACAATTAATGATGTCTGATACAGATATGGAAAAAAGAAGTAACAGAGGATTTATATATGCTGCAAACGGAAATGTTTTAATTGCAGGATTAGGAATTGGTTTAATTTTAAAAGCAATATTAGAAAAACCAGAAGTAGAAAGTATAACAATTATTGAAAAATATAAGGATGTTATTGATTTAGTTAGTCCTTACTTTACTAATCCTAAAATAGAAATAATAGAAGCTGATATATTTGAATGGAAACCACCTAAAGATAAAAAATACGATACTATATATTTTGATATATGGCCTGAAATATCTACAGATAATTTAGAAGATATTAAAATATTACATAATCGTTTTAAAAATAAACTAAATAGAAACAATCCTGATTGTTGGATGAATAGTTGGATGAAAGAAAGATTACAAAGAGAAAAAAGAAAAGAAAGAAATTATTTTTGGTAAAAATGACCAAACCAATAGAAATATTTGTTAGACACTGTAATACGTCTAGTAATAGTGTAGGAAAATCACGTCCAGAGTGGTTTTCAAGGGAGAAATGTTTTCAAAATTTATTAAATACATTTAATCCTGAGCTTGCAAATATTACTGTTATATTTGATGGAACACCAAATGCTGAACATTTTTTAAATAAATTTGATACTCCACATTATAAACAGTGGTGGAAATTGGTTTGTAAACATGGGGGTAATGATGCTGTTTCATTTTTGAATGTATTAGAATATATAAAAGAACAAAATTTACCTCCTGAAACTATAACTTATTTATTAGAAGATGATTATTTACATAAACCAAAATGGTGTGAAATTTTGCTAGAAATATGGGATTATATGGATGTTGATTATGTAACCTTATACGACCATTTTGATAAATATTTTTTACCAATGTATATAGGATTACAATCAACAATTTATTGCACTGAATCTTGTCATTGGCGTACAACTCCATCAACTACAAATACTTATGCTACAAAATGGAAAACATTAAAAAAACATTTTGAAATACATAAATCATTTTGTGATTTAGAAAAAGGATATACTCGTGACCATGATAAGTTTACAAAACTTTGGGAAATAGGTTCTAATCTAGTATCATGTATTCCAGGATATTCAACTCATGTAGAAACACAATATTTATCACCTTGTATAGATTGGTCTAAAATTTAAATTATGAAACCTGTTGTATCATCTCCTACATTAGCTTTAAATGCTTTAATTAAAGGTTGGAAATTTAATAAAAAATATATTAAAGCTATATTTGAATATTTTAATAGTAGTTTTGATCAAACTGATAATTATTTAGATGGAATGGATGGAGAAGGAGTTACACATCCTAAAGATTATTGGAAAATATGGTGTAGAGGTGAGAGAATTATGCATGAAAGTGATAATAATCCTTTTTTAAATATTTAAATTTATGATTTTTATACTCAAAGAATCCATAATGAATGGAACTGTTACTATGTTTACAAAAACAACAGGAATTGAAGCTAATACTTTTGAAGAAGCAAAAGAAAAGGTAAAATTATTACCAAATGTTATTAATAAATTTGATGTAATTGAAAAAGAAGATTTAATTTCGATAAAATTAAAACCTGAATTTATAGAAAGTTATCCATGTTATGGAACTATGGATAATTAACCTTTAAAAATAATATAAATATGAATAAAATACAAGAAATAAAACAGGTGTGGTATAAAAATCCTAAAATAAAATTTAATGTAAGTACTAAGGAAAGAAAAGATATAATGTTAAATGAAAATTTAAATATAATATTTCAAGGAGAAATTTATGATATTAAGTTTAAAAATTTAGGAGGAGGGGTATGGGAAATATATACTGAAAAAAAATTAAATAAATATGATTCCTCAAACACTAATAAATAAATATAAAATAGAAAACCAACGACTAGCTGCTTATGTAGAATATCTAAATATTTTAGGTGTTGTAGGTTTTGAAAAACAACATGATTTAAATATGGTTTCATTATGGTTGGATAAAAATAAAATACCACATGAAAAAAATGATAGATATTTTATATGGATAGACACATTAGGGGAGAATTTAAAAAAATGGTTTAAAAAACCTTTAAAATAATGCCAATAAGTATAATTATACCAACATATGATGCTGTAGATTATTTAGTATTGTGTTTAGAATCAATTTATCAAAATCAAGTCGATCCTAACAATGAAATTATTGTAGTTGTTGATGGTAAGCCTGAATTAAATAAGCATATTTTAGAGCAATATAAAACTAAATTAAATTTAAAAACAGTTATTTTTACGGAGAACGTAGGTTTAGCTTTAGCAACAAATTATGGCTTTTATAGTGCTTCTAACAAATATTGTTTAAATATAAATGATGATAATGTATGTCCACATGAATTTGATAGGATATTAATGGAAGATTATATTAAATATTCAAATTCAGGAGTATTAATAGTGCCTAATCAAATCGAACCTAGACCATCAATGTTTAAATCATTTATAATAAGAAATTTTGGAGAAGATGTAAATGAATTTGATTTAAAAATATTTAGTACCGAAGAAACAAAATTAAGAAAAAATAATCATAGTGGTGATGGATGGACATTTCCATTTTTTATAAATAAATTGGATTTTATTAGGGTTGGGGGATTTGACCCATATTATAATAGTAGTCATGTAATTGATTGGGAATTATTTTTGAAATTAAAATTATCAATGGTTTCATCATTTAGGACTCATAGATGTAATTTTTATCATTTTGGTTCTAAATCAGCTAGAACACCAGGTAGTGAGGAGAAAGAAAGAGCAGCTCATGAATATGCTAAATTAAAATGGGGATCATATATTAAACATAATCCTGATACAAACGAAAAATATATATGAAAACAAAAATACAAATAATAGCAGAGTTATTAGATAAAAAAGCAATAACAGCTGAAGAAGCAGTTGTATTATTGACACCTGATGAACCTTCTAAAAATATTATATATGGACATCCTTTATCAAATCCTTGGAAACCTCAACCATATACTGGAGACCCTTTACCTAATCAAGACCCAATAATAACTTGTAAAAATGGCAAATAAAAAAATATATAATAGTAGATTATTAATGCTTTCTGAAATTGAAGCTAAAGAAGTTGATAAAATAGTGGAAGCTATTTACTATTTTAATGAAGAGGAATCACAAAAAGTTATTAATGTATTAGAACATCCTAGTTATAAACCTGAACCCATTAGAATTGTATTAAAAAGTGAAGGAGGATCAATGTATGATGGTTTGGCTTTAATAGATGTTATTGAAAACTCAAAAATTCCAATACACATCACAGCTCACGGTTGTGTAATGTCAATGGCCTTAAATGTATTAGTATCAGGACATGAAAAATATTGTAGTAAAAACACTACATTTATGTATCATGAAGGTTGGTATTCCATACCTGAATCTAATATACAAGAACATAAAGATGAATTACAAGAAGCTGAACGTTTAAATGAATTATGTGATAATTATTTAATCTCAAAAACAAAATTTACTATTGAAATTTTAGAAAAAATAAGAAAATCACGTAAAAATTGGTACTTCGATGCTAATGAAGCTTTAAAATATGGGGTAGTAAATAAGATTCTCTAAAAAACCCATAATATTTATACATAAAGATAATTTGTTATGATAAAAAAAACAAAAAATTTTATGCGTAAATTATTAGGAGCAAATACAGGAATATCATCAAAAAGATTTATTGCTATATATGGATTTTTTTTAATTGCATTTGTAGTTTTAATAAACCTATTTACAGGTTTAAAAGTCAATGATTATATATTCAATGGATTGGTAATTACAGTGGGAGCGGCTTTGGGTGCTACTAGTATGGAACTTTTTGGAAAAGAAAGAAATTCAAGTTCATTTGATAGTACAACAACTACAACAATTAATAAAACTAATAATGCAGAAACTCCACCAAGTGGAATTGTTGAAAGATAATTTTTATAAAATGAAATCTAATAAATATATTAAAAGAGTAATTCCAATTTTAAGAATCCCTTTAAATACTAATGCTGATTACGATAAAATTTGTGAAGTCCCTGAATTTAAAAAAATTATGATGCTTGAAACATTATTAGCTATTAAAGAAGGAATTATAAAAAATAAAAAATCAATTTCATTATTCGAAATATCAGATTCCAAACATTGTTTAAATATAGATAAAAAAAATTGGAAACCCCCTTTAAATACAGTTATGAAATATTTTATAGAATTGGAAGATTATGATAAAGCAATAGAGTGTAGAGAATTATTAAAACAAATTTAATTATGGATGGAAAAAAATCAATTGATAAAATAAAAAATTCTATTGAAAGTTTATTAAATACCAAAACAGATTTAGTTCCTAAAAAAATCACAAAAGAAGATAAAGATAAAATATTATTTGAAAAAATAATAAAAAATATAGAATTGGTAGATATTCGCTCTTTTATTTTAGAAGAAAAAAGTGATATTAATTTATCAAAATATGATAATAAATTTTTTAATATAATAGATGATCTAATACTTCTTCATTTTGGAATTGAAGCTTCAGAACTTATATCTTTTTATTTATATGAAAGACATAACCCAGATGGAAGTATTAATCAAATATTAGATAATGAAAATACTCCCATTCCTTTAGAAAACCCTTCAGACTTATGGAATTTAATACAAATTATTAAAACTTTTAAAAAACCAAAATCAAAATAATATGGATTGTATAAGATGTGGTGAACAAATTAATCCAAAACGATTAAAAATTCTTCCTGAAACTAAAATATGTGTTAATTGTTCAACTACTAATAAATTAGTAGGAGTTCCAATTGCTATAGGAAAGGGTGAAGAAATTTATACTGATTTAAATATTATGACTCAAGAATCATTTAAAGAACTTTCTAAATTACAAAGAGGAACATTTTTAGGAGGAGAAGATTATGGCTAATGGAAAATTACCTGGAAGGCCCAGAACTAAATTTATTACTAAAGAAGATATTCTTAGAGCTATGAAACATACTAAGAGTATTAAAGCATTAGCAAGATATTTAAAAGTAAGTTATCCCTATATTAAACCTTACATGAAAATGTTTAAGGATGAAGAAAGTGGAAAAACTTTATATGAAATTCATAAAAATCAACAAGGTAAGGGAATTAAAAAATTCATGAAAAATGGATATAAATTCCCAAATGTAAAACAAATTTTTAAAGAAGGAACGGGATTCGAATCATTTACTCCTGAAAAAATTAAAGTAAGAGGAATACAAGAAGGATACTTAAAAGAATGTTGTTATAGGTGTGGATTTGAAGAAAGAAGAGTTATAGATTTTAAAGTACCATTATTAATGAATTTCAAAGACGGTAACCATCAAAATTATTTATTAGACAATATTGAATTACTTTGTTATAATTGTTATTTTTTAACAATAGGTAATATATTTACTCCAGATCAAATAAGATATATTGAAGATTATGTTACTGTTAAAACAAAATCTTTTAATTGGGAATTGGAGCATATTCCAAATAACCCTAAAACAGATTGGAATTTAACAGAAGATCAAATTACTAATATGAAAGCATTAGGATTATTAGATAATAATGATTCCTAACTTACAATAAAAAATTTTAAAGTCCAAAATTTTTAATTTAATTTTATAACAAATGTGAAATGCATATAAATAAAATAGAAACTGTTAGAAGATTTGCATTTTATTGTCACAAAAATGTTAATCATTTATATGATGGAAGACCTTATGAAGTTCATTTAGATATGGCTAGTGATGTTGGAAAAAAATTTATTCATTTAATACCAGTAAAAGATAGAGAAAATGTAATAGGAGCTATATATTTGCATGATGTAATAGAAGATACAAGAAAAACTTATAATGATATTACAAAAGTTACAAACAAAACAATAGCGGATATTGTATATGCATTAACAAATGAAAAGGGAAAAACTAGAAAAGAACGTGCAAATAAAAAATATTATAAAAGTATAAGATATACAAAGTATGCAACATTTGTTAAATTATGTGATAGAATTGCAAACATTGAATATAGTAAAGAAAAAAATAATTCAATGTTTAATACATATGTAAAAGAAAATAAATTATTTGTAAATTCATTGAAAAAAAATTGGTTTGAACGTATATTTTGGAAAGAAAATAATTATAAAGAAATGTTTGATTATTTAAATAAACTAGTAAAATGAAAGTTTTGGGAAAAAATAATGTAACTCCAAAAATTGTTAGTGATTTTTATTATTCATTATTAATAGAAAAAAGGTTACTTTGTCAAGATTTAAAGGTAGAATGTTTTGGAGAAAGGTTTTTTAAGTAAAGAAAAATTACAAACTTTTCCACATAATCAATTGGTAAATTTTTATCAAAAATTATTAAGTTTATAAATGGGGATTTTAATATTAATATATTATATAATTATTGGTAAATTAACATTACCTGAATATTGGGAAAATGATTAAAAATAAAGTTTATGGATACAAAACAACAAAAAGAAAAACCTCACGTAGAATTATTAGCTAAATTGTTTTCTAATTTCAAAGATCCAGAGCCATTTAGAAAAAACCCAAAACAAAATGAATATGTTTTAGGTTCAAAAAATTTCACTAAAATGGTTATGTTTGCTATTGAAACTCAATTAGACAATAATGATATTGATTTTTGGTGTCATCAATTACCAAAACGTAGTTCTGAAGAATCATATGAATCTTATAAACAACGAATGATATTTACTAAACTATTAAATAAATATCGTCCATTTTTATATAATTATAATGTATATAATGTTGAAAAGAAACATTCAACAAAACGTGCTAAAAAAGTTATGAAAGAACTTGGAATTGCTTAAAAGTTTGTTTTCCAAAATTTTATTTTTAATTTTACAAAAACATAAAAAAAGTTATGAAAAGAAAGTTTATTGTAAATAATGAAATTTCATCTGGAGGAATTCCTACTCTATTTATGAAGTATATCATTAACAAAAAGGGAACAAAATATGTTTTTGGTTGTGGGGATGTTACTATTGGTGTGGAAGGAATAAGAGCTTTTAGAGAATTAATGACATCTCTTAGAATATATCATCAAGGTCCATGGAATGGAAAAATAAAATCAATTGAAAATGCTCAAATATATATTAATAGAGCAATTTATAATGATAAATTTAATGATAAATTTAATAATTGGGGATATAGGGCAACAAGAACAAAATCAGGAGGAATTTCATTTGGATGCGGTGTGGTAAAATTCACTTATAGAGAATTAAAATATCTTAACAATATATTAAGTTATATCATTCCTTATTTAAAATCATTTAAATATGATGATGCTTTATTAGCATTAAATGAATTATTATTATTATCAAGAAATATGTTAATTACTTTAAGCAATTAATAATGAATTTAAAATTTAATTTAAATAAAGATAATATAACACTTTCTATGGAAATAGATGGCGAAAATATTGCAGATAATATTTTATTTATTCCCGAAAAATGTGTTGATCATCGTGGTTTGGCTCTAAATTTATATGCTAGTGAACATGGTTATAAATTAAATGATTTTATATTTGATGATGTTAATGGAGAAATAAAACGTGGATTTAATTATATGTTAAATCCTATATATATTAAAAGAGCAATTAATAATTTTAAAAATAGAGAATAATAAACTTAAAAACAAAAAAAATAAAGTTATGAAACAAACTGCATTTGATTTAAACAATTCTTATTTTATAAACACTACATTTCGCAAAATGAGAATTCATGGAAAAGAATTTGATATTTTATCATTTCCAAGAAATGGTAATAATGTAAAAGTGGATGATGTCAAAAGTGTATTTAATGGTAAAAATACTATTTCAATTTATAACAATAATGGAAGGTGTATATCTGAAAATTTTAATATTAAAAAAAGTAAAAATGATGAGGGCCCATGGGAATTAGGTTGTCAAACCATTACAAAGCAAAATGTTAATAAACTAAGAAGTTTATTGTTTGAAACTAAACCAAAAGTAGCAGCTAAACCAAAAATTGTTAATAGAGTTTTTAATTTAAATACTAGGGATTTAAGAAATTCTAAAGTAATAATTGCTGAAACATTTGGTGCTAGAAAGAAAAATGTACCGGTATTATATTTTCCAAGAAGAAGAGAAGCGGTTTCATTAGATGAAGTTAGAAAAGTTTTAACTAATAGAAATAAAACAAGTATGCATACTTATACTTATAATACTAATGAAAAACAATTAAATTTTCATTTTAGTGAATTCCATGGTATAAGTAGAAAAAATGGTTTAAAAATTGGTTGTCAAAAAATTAATTCAAGAGTATTACAATCTTTTAGAAAAGCTATTGGATTATAAATTAAAAAATAAAGTTTATGTCAAAAATTATAACACTTCCAAACATAAAAATTAATAATAATTTAGGAACAATTGGTATTATAGAAGTAAGTATTAAGGGTAAAATTCATCAATGTATTCAATTTTCTTATAGATCTGATTGTATTAAAATTTCATCTGTAAAACAAATATTACAGGGAAAAATTAAAAAAAGGGTTACAACATATGATCGTTATGGTAATAAATATGATACTTATAATATAACAAATACTTCAAAAGGAATACATATAGGATGTCAATATATTCATTCATCAGTAGTTAATAAACTTAAAACTTTACTTTTAGGTACAAATATAGAAGCAGTTAAAAAACAATTTTCATTAACATCATTTAATAGTAATGACTTAAGAAGAATTTCAATAATAAATGAAAAAGTATATCGTAAAGGAGTTTTTTCATGTATATATTTTCCACTAAGAGAGGACTATGTTTTATTAAATGATGTTAAATTAGTAATTCAAAATAATAAATTGTCTTTTATTAATACATATTATAAAAGAGGTAATATTTTAAGATTAAATGTAGCAAGAAAAATATATAGAAATTATAAAGGAAACATTATATCCGTTGGATGTCAAGGTATACCTTCTTCAACATTAATTCAATTAAAACAATATTTTAAAATAAAATAACGGTTTTTAAAAAGTATATATATTTATAGATATGAAAAATAAAATGTCATATAGATCCTTTAGTTGGTCAATTTGTCCCGGTGCACAACGCGTGCATGGAGAAGATACTAAGGGCTATAAAGATGTTATTGTATAAAACTATAAATTAACAATATTTTAAGAAGCCCATTGAAAAATGGGCTTTTTTATTCGGTGACTAAGCTAATCTGGTGAAAGCGTATCCCTGAAGAGGATAAGAGTTCGGGTCGGAACCGAGAGTCACTGCAAAAATAAAAGTTAAAAGTTAATAGCGGTTCGCATTTAAATGGCAAGTAGTAGAGGTCCAAACTCATAAATCTATCCAACTCCTGAGGGCTGGAAGGTACCCAAGAGTAATATCAGGCAAGTTAAATGTACTTTTATTTTAAATACGCGGGTATGGTGCAATGGTAGCATAAGTGATTCCAAACCACTTGATAAGAGTTCGAACCTTTTTATCCGTGCAAATGACTCTATGGTGAAATTGAATATCATTCTTCTTTCCTAAAGAAGCGTTTCAGATTTGAATTCTGATAGAGTTACTAAAATATGGTTCCATGGTGAAATTGAATATCATTCTCGCCTTCTAAGCAAGAGTTTCGGGTTTAAATCCTGATGGAACTACTAAAATGGACTTATGGTGAAACAGAACATCACTCCACGCTACGGACGTGGCATTTCGGGTTTGAATCCTGATAAGTCTACTAAAAGAGGAGCGGAAACGTACCATGAAATCCCGAAAGGGAGAATTGGGTCAGATCGATGGCTTTAAAAATTCTAACCTCTTTTTCAATATGGCGGTATGTCCGAGCGATTATAGGTGCTAATCTGCAAAATTAGTTAGGTTGGTTTAACTCCAACTACCGCTTCAAAAAATAAATTTTTTTATTCCAAAAAAAGAATTTAATTTTATATGTTCTTTGAAATTTAAATATCTAGGTGTGGCCGAGATGGGAAGGCACTACTTTTGGGAAGTAGACCAAGCAGGATCGTCACCTGTCACCTAGACATAACTACCTAGTCCGACTTAACTTTGAATTTAATTATGTTAAATTTAGGGGATTGTGAGGGGTAGTTAAATGGGGATATAGTATAAATTGGAATAGTATGGTGGTTTTGCATACCATCGATCCGGAATCGTGGTCCGGTATCTCCACAAAAGTTCTTTGAAAATATTCGTTTTTTATTTTTTCCACATATTTATACCAAATATAAATTATGGGAAGATTAAAATATACTAAAGAATTACTTGAAATAAAAGTTAAAGAAAGTTTTTCATTAAGAGAATTAATGGAAAAATTAGGGATGAATTATTATTCAAGTCAAAAACATATAAGAAATTTACTTGAAGCTTATAATTTAAATACTTCACATTTTATTGGAATTAAGATACAAAAACGTAATAATGAAGAAATATTTAAAACTGATTCTAAAGTAAATAGATCAACTTTAAGAAAAAGAATTATTGATAATAATTTAATTCCATATATTTGTCAAAATTGTAATTGTAATGATGAATGGATGGGTAAAAAAATGCCTTTTATATTAGATCATATTAATGGAATAGGAGAGGATAATAGAATTGAAAATTTAAGATGGCTTTGTTCAAATTGTGATTCAATACAGGATACTTATAAATCAAAAAATAAAAATTCGAGTAAATCAAGAAAAAGAATAATTAATAAAATAAACAGAGAATCTGAAATATTAAATATTAAATTAAATAAACATAAAATTACAGAATTAAAAAATAATGAATTAAAACAACAAATACTAAATTCAAGAGTAGAATTTAATGAAATGGGGTGGGGAGTAGAATTAAGTAAAATATTAAATATGACTCCTCAAAATTGTTTGAGAATAACTAAAAAATTATTACCTGAATTTTATAAAGAAAAATGTTGGAAAAAATTTGAAGATAAAAATAAATTTAAAAGACAAAAAGATTTAGAAATTGAAAAATCAAAATATAATTTAGAAAAAATAAAGAAAAATATTAACCTTATAAAAGCATCAAAAATTAATTTTAAAGAAAGAGGTTGTTTTGTAAAAGCTAATCAAATATTAGGATTTAAACAAACTACAGATGCTATTAAATGGTTAAAAAGAAATCTCCCCGAATTAATAAATTAAAAACAAAAACATGAAAAATTCCAACAGCCTAACGCTTTAAGGTTACTGACAAAACAGTAGCCCAGCGTAAAAATGGCTAAAAAAGAAGGCGGTGGTAAAGGTAAAAAAGGTAATAAAAAATACGGCCGCGAAATTAAAAAAAGATCAAATAGAGGAAGTACAATTTCTTTATTTGTTCGCAACAGAATTACTGCTGAAGAATATTTTAGAAAAGCAGGATTATCTCTAAAAAGAGATAAATAAACAGGCTCCGGAAGTCGTGAGTTCGAGTCTCACCTTGGCCCGAAAGGGCTGAGTAGCTCAGTTGGTAGAGCGCCGGACTAGGTTATCAATTAACGAGGACGTTAGTGCACGCCTACAATGCAGTAATGCAAGAGGATAACCGCAAATTGGCCCTATAGCTCAGTTGAGAAGAGCTCTGGTTTTACATACCAGGTGCACCCGTTCGAATCGGGTTAGGGCTACTTGAATTTTCGAAAAGATCTTTGAAATAAATAACGTTCTTAATCAGGAATAGATTTTACAAAAAATGGGTGGGGTAATAAATTATCAAAAATAATAAATAGATCTCCTGCTTGGACTTTAAAATGGGTGAAAAGTAATATTCCAGAAATTGAAAAAATTTGTTTTAAACATTCTTTTTAAAACGAGGTAACGCATAAATGATGGTGCACCTGCCTTCCAAGTAGGAATAGAGCCGGTTTGATCCCGGTTACCTTGACAACATACACATTCCCCTTCTCATAAGAACAGGGTGCTCAGAGTGTGTTTTTTATATGCCGAGTTGAAAGGGAATCCACAGTGGGGACACTGCCCCTCGGCTCCATGCGAATATAGCACAATGGCTCAGTGTACCGGCTTGCCAAGTCGGTGATGACAGTTCGAATCTGTTTATTCGCTCATAAATAAAAAATTATGATTATTCTTTCTGGTTGATGTCTTGACTCTGTAAAAAGAATCAATGATGAATCAAAACAAACAAATTCGACTTTGGAGAGTCGAGTGGGTCCATAAAAATGGATACCGTGCCCCTCATTATTGGGTTGAGGCAAAAGTAGTAATAAGGAAAGGTAATGTGAATGAAAAGGAAACAAGAAAAAATGCAGTAAAAGCTGCAAAACAACACTCAAGATTAGGTGATTTTCCTAAAACTTGGTATTGTAAAATTACAGATGTTAGTGAATAACTAATATCTTAAAAATAGATTCCACGCTTCCCATCTCGAAGGATAATGAGAAGAATAATACGTCTTTCAAGAATCTATTTTTATATTGCCACTTGGTGTAATGCGTAGCACAAGAGTTTTTGGAGCTCTTTGTTTCAGTTCGAATCTGAAAGTGGTGACTTAAAATGGAGGATAGCATGCAAGGTGCATAACTGGCTTTGAACCCCAGGCCAACGCTGATCGCGTTGAGGTTTCGATACTTTATCCTCCGCAAAAATAAAAAATGAGCTATCGCTATATTAATATAGAGGAAACTCAGGACTCCGTTGTTTAATTTGGAAGACGAAAGTCGTTATACCAAAGAGGGAGAAACTTAAAACAGTCTATATGGATGAACAACATGGACAAGGTAAAGGATTAGACAAATGATAGCATAAAACAGAAACCTGGTTACTATTTTTTATTTTATCCCGCTATGGTGAAATGATATCACTTCAGTTTGTGGATCTGAAATTATAAGTTTGAATCTTATTAGTGGGACATTAAAAAGGAAGTTAAACCCATGATGGCATTGGGGAATACCTGCTAAGTATTTTATCGGCTATAAACCGATACGTGAATTCGAGTTTCACAACTTCCGCATATTGGATAGTACCGAGCCATCCTGATAAGATGGATAATCGTAGCGGTGTTGTAAACGTGGGTTCAAATCCCTCCTATCCAACTAAACTTCTGAGTCATAAACAAAAAAACCACTCGGGTTCAAGGGAACTATACACCATGCAGAGTAAGTATTTGCAAATGCTTGACTCATAAGAAAACCTTAAAGTATAGTAGTTGTGAGGGTGACACAAACTTAGAAGTTTAACTTATTTAATTTTTAGTTATGAAATATAAAAAACTTAAAGTTCCTGAAACATCATCTTGGGATAGAAAACCAACATTTTTTAGACGCTATTTCCCAATTTGGTTAAAAGAATTTGTTGAAGGAATAAAAAATATTATTAGATGGATTCCAACTATATATAAAGATAAAGATTGGGATCAATATTTCATAATGAAATTACTTCAAAAGAAAATTGAACATCAAAGAGAATATTTAATTTATCATAATCGTCACATAGGAATAGAACAAGATAATAGAAATATGACTTGGGTTCTAAATTTAATTGAGTACCAAATCAATGATTATTATGAATTAGAAAAATATGATTATGTTGAATTTGGAAAAAAATTACTTGGACCTTATAAATCTGAGAAATTAGATAATTATTTAGTAAAATATCCAGGAACTATTCGAAGAGTAAAACAAAAATATCCTAATATAAACTTTGATAATAAAGATAGACTTTCATTGTATGTAGGTATATATAATCAACAAAAATGTAATCATTTAATTTGGAAAATAATGGAAGAAAAAAGTGGGCAATGGTGGGATTAATACTTTTTTCCAAAGTTTTTTTCTTACCTTTATGCTAGTAAAAAGGTTATGAAATGAAAGTAATTCCTAAAATAGAACCTAAAAAAGTTTATACTTTACGAACTTTTTATGATGCAGGTATAATTCATATACATACTTTAGTTTATTTAAGATTTCAACATATATTTAATTCTAATATATATTATATACCACATCGTACTAGTGAGTATTTAAAATCATTTAAATTTTTAAATTTAAATTCAGCAAAAAATGCACCAATACCAAGTAACCCTGAAATTAAATCATTTGAAAAAGATATTGAAATTAAAATTTGTGGGGAAGTATTTGAAGCTGAAAGAATCGAAGCAGATACTAAATTAATATCAGATATTATTGGGGAAAATGGTATTATTTTATTATAATTTTTTAAAATGAATGTAATTCCTGAAACATTTTTGAGAAAGTTAACTATTAGGAACAATGCAATAGTTATCCCTAAGAAAATAGATGAATTAAAAGACAGATCTAATGAATATAAACAATTATTTGAAATGCGTTTACTTTCATTTGTTCATGATGGAACAATAACAAGAGCGGTGTGTGAATTGTTAAATGATCTTCCTTATGATCATAATTTTAATATTGCACAAGAAAATAGAGAAAAAGGTAGTATTATTTCATTACCAATAAGTATTTTAAAGTTTGTTAAAGAACCTGAGGTTTCCTAAATTTCGATATATTTATATACAACAAAAAATTATTATGTTTTTACAAAGTTTGATAAATACAAATATTCTTACGTTAGATTATATGGATAATCTAAATGAGGATAAATCTGTTACATCAGGCTAGACCAAATCAATATATACCATTCGTAAAAGCCTGATGCCCCCGAAGCGTTAGGCTTTTTTAGTTCTTTGAAAATATTTTTTTACCCAAAATTTTTTACATAATTTTATATTATAAAATATAAGGTTATGAGTCAAGTAATAAATAAAAAAATCAACCTAAATTTAGTAGGTTTAGATGGAAATGCATTTTCTATTATGGGAGCATTTCAAAAACAAGCCCGTAAAGAAGGATGGAGTAAAGAGGAAATTGATGCTGTGATAACAGAGATGCAATCTGGAGATTATAATCATTTGTTACAAACAGCAATGGCACATTGTGAAGATCCAGAAGATGAAGAAATGGATGAAAATTATGTAACTGATGAAGATGGAGATTTTAATTATTAAAATACAAATTTATGTATTTAAATACACATAAAGATCGTGGTGAATCAACTTACCAATTAGCCAATAATGTAGGCGATAGAGGAGGATGGGTTAAATTTGATTGGGATAAAGATGTTCAAGCTGTTAAACCACATTATGAAAATACAATTGTTGTATTAAAAAATGGTACACATTATTTGTTATTTGGAAGAGGATATGGTGTATAAAAATTAATTTTTATGGCTAAATTATATACAATAGAAGAAATTAAAACATATATAACATCACAAGATTCACTTGGTGATGCCTTATATAACTTGAATGAAGATAATGTTGATAAAGCAGTATGGGAAGATAAATTTCAAGCTATAAAAGAAGAAATAATGGATGATAGTTTTGATGGTAATGAAGATGAATTAATGAGAGAAACAGAAGAACTATTTAAGAAAAGATATAAATTTGATTATTACGATAAATATTAAAAATGGACTGGTAACTTAAAGGCAAAGTAGCATCCTGTTAAGATGAAGAGTGTGGTATCGTGATCCACCCAGTCCGCAAAAAAATTAATAGTACTCATAGTTTAAAACTGTTATAAAGGAGTAGTTAAATTAGAATATGGAGACCATATTTAGCTATTAGTTCTTTAACATTATAAATTTTAAAAAAAGGGATAACGTCCAGGGCAGATCACAACGACTGTAAATCGTAGGTGTTGAGTTTCGATTACTCATTATCCCACTTAAATAAAAAATTCTTTTTCCAAAATTATTTGTTTAATTTTATAAAAGTAGAAATTTTTCAAAAACCAAACTGTTATGTTGGGAAAAAATATCTAAACAATATTTTTGACTAAGTAAACATAACATGAAAGTAATATCTCAATCCTATTTTAGAAATCAATATATTCGAGAAATAATTGATAACTTTAATTGGGAAAGAATTCATAAAGTGATGGTTTTTCTTCAATGGAAATATTTAAATGAAGAAATTCCTGAAATTGATGATTTAAAATTATTAAGTAAAAATTTACTTGACAATATTTGGTTATCAACAACTAAACAACAGAATGAAACATGGAGCATAAAATCAGGTGGTTTTAAAGCAACAGCTTCATACAATTCAAATAAAAAAAGAATTGACTTTTTAAAATTGGAATTTATACTTAGTGATTATTATAAAGAAGAAAATGATGAAGGATAAAGTAACTATAGTAACAGCTGATTGGAAAGATATTGATGGATTAGCTAATGCTTTTAAAAAAGCTATAAGAAAATTAGGAGCTCATATTTATAATCATCCTGATTTTGAAGGTAGCGATACTTATGGTTTTATTGTTAGTGATAAAAAATTGAGTAGAAAGAAAATTAAAGATAATTATTGTATTCCAAAAGAAGAAATAGATTATATTTATCCAATTGGAGCATAAAAAACATGAATAGGGAAGAAAGAGAAGAAAGAATACAACGTGCCAAAGAAGAATTTGGTGAACAAGTTGTAGCAGAAGTTAGAGAAGTTGTATCAATGAGTGATCCTGATGGAGCTTGGAGTACATATAGAGATTTTGAAAAGTATGATCATTGTGCATGTATTGAAATGATTTATTTTGAATAAAAAGTTCTTTGAAGACAAGAACCTGATAACTAACAGGCACTTTTAAAAGTTAGGAAACAGGGAATATGCGGTGCCAGCATGTGGATAGCTACTAAATAATATTAAAAGTAGTTCCGGTGAAAGGATGTTTCACAACCAATCACTGAAAAAATAAAAATGAATAATAGAACGTTTTGGACGTCTGAACGACAGCTCGAAAGAGTTATTACGGTTCCCTATTATTCATTAACTTGATTAAAATTATTAGGTGGTAATGAGTAGAGTTACATCGCGTGGAATGGTTCCACACCCAACTCAGGATTAGGCTCTGCCGTTCAATTCGGCCAGTTAATCTCTACCAAATTTTCCCCTAAAATAATTATAAATTATTGGATGGTTATAAATCAGTTTCATCGCTAATGGTCAATTTGCAAAAAATACTGATTTAAATTTTCCTCCAAAATTAATTTGGCCCTGTCGAATAATGTGTTAGTTCGTTGCCCTTTCACGGCAAAAATTTCGGTTCAAATCCGTGCGGGGCTACTAAAAGAAAAAGGTTGCGTAAATGAATATATTAAAATTAGATGATTTACCTCTATATGACTTAGGTAATACAATTCAAATATCAGGAATGATATTACAAGGTAATGATAAAACTTACAATGTATTTTTTCCAGATAAAAAAATTGAGAATCCTGAATTAGTAGAAGTAAATGAAGATGAATGGAAAAAATTGTTGCTACAATTAGATACTTTAGAAACAGTTTTATTTCCAGGTAATCCAGGTGCTAAAATAGTTGTACGTAAATCTCAACGTATAATCGAATCAGCAATGATTTGGAAAGTTTTTAGGAGAGATAATTATACTTGTCAGTATTGTGGTGCAAGAGATAAACCATTGTCAGTTGATCATGTAGTTCTTTGGGAAGATATGGGTGGAACTGTTGAAGAAAATTTATTAACTGCATGTTCTGCATGTAATATGAAAAGAGGTAATATGAGGTTTTTAGATTGGTTGGATAGCGATTATTATAATAAATGTTTGAAAAATTTTGGTAATGAAGATCAACAATATAATCAAGATAAAAAATTGTTAGATTTTTGGATAATAGCAAGAGATTTACCATTACGTACAAATAAAAGAGGGAGGTAATTATGAATACTATATTAATAATACTTTGTAGTTGTTTATTTCTTATTCAGTTAGGATTAATATTAAGATATTTTAATATTGAAAAAAATAATGATTGGAATTTTTTAGGACAAGGAGGATTGGTAAATTTAATTGCATACCCTATAATGGTATGGATAATGTTTTTAATGTGGAAAGAAAGTGAGAATTATTATAAAAAAATAGTTGAAAAAAATAAAATAGAACAAAAATATTCACCAACTTATACTTCAGAAAAGGGGGATACTTTGTTTACAAGAGTAAAATAAATATGGAGGGGTAGCTCAGAGTAGAGCACTGTCTAAACAACAGGGGTCGGTAATTCAGTTTGCCCCCTTCCGCAATAATTAGTTCTTTAAAATATGGAGATGAATGTTTGTAATAGAACATTTTGGTTATTCGGTTAATCCATCTCCACTACATGCCGGGAAAGCAAAAACATACTGTTTTAAACTTTCCCCGAAAGGTGGTAACTAAACAGTTACATCGCAATACAATCAACATTTGTTAAGATTCCCGCAAGGGTCCCGGCACCATTTTGAAACATTCGCGCCTGATGGTTAATGATCATTAAGACTGTGAGGCTAGCAGTTGACCCCAACACTTAAGTCAGTGGGGTATGGCGACGAATGTTAAACAGCCACGTAGTTTACTGTGTGTAATCGGGAAATTGTCGATTTCCGTCGGGGCGAGTTCGATTCTCGTCGTGGCTGCATATATTTATACACCCACAGAATGAATCTAACTTAAGGGTACTAGTAAAAACTTAAGGTAATGCGTTTGAAATTTGGTTCAGGTTTCGCCTGTGTGGGTGTATAAAAATCTCAATGTGTAAATTAACTAGTGCATGACACCGTAGCGTAGAAAGTTGAGATGAATATACTGATATAGCTCAGAGGTTTAGAGCAGGATGCTTATACCATCAAGGTCGGGATTTCAAAATTCTCTATCAGTACAACAAAATTTTTATATCGTGGGGGAGTGGAAAGGACACACAAACCATTCAAGCCTCATAAGCTTTGAGATAGCCAGTTCGATTCTGGTCCCCGCAACAAACTATTCTTATAATAGTATGAATTGGAAAATAAATTTCCAATTAAAAAACTCCCGAATTCATTCTTGATATAGGGGAGTTATGGCGCAGCCTCAGGTGAGGAATTTTGGCTCATATCCTAAATTAGACATGGTTCAATACCAGTATGCGCTACACCAGATGTAATAGTGTAAGCTAGAAGTACATCAGCAATTGGGATCTTACAATCCGTGAATTGTGGTTTAGGTTAACACGAAGGTAACGAAGTGCTTTAAGTCACCTAGCAGTTAGAATACCACTAGAAGTTCTAACAAAATGCCTCTTTAGTAGTAATTGCAGCAGCTATCCGCACTTGTAATGCGGGGGTAACAGTTTGAATCTGTTAAGGGGCTCAAAGAAATTAATATAAGTTTTATGACCCCCCTGGTTACAAACAAAATATTAGTTTCTTTACCGGTTACGGGTTTATTTTGTTGGTTTTTATCCCGTAAAAATTAAAAGAAAAACCAATAGAATTAAACCCGATGTTAAACGCTGTTATAAAATTTTAGCGATGAAAGTTAAATATGTGAAATTACAAAGCGGAGAGGTAATAATGTTTCCTCCCGTTATTGAACACGATACATTCAAATACCTGAACCCAATAACGGCAGGATTTTGTTGCATCGGAAATGATAAAGTAGAGTGCTTTGGAGAAAGTTACTCACTCAAATTGAAGGCAGACGAAAAGCAAGATACATTAGATGCAACAAAACATTATTTTGGAATAGAGGCGATGATAAAAATTTTATAATTGCGTTTAACAGCGTCATTGGTATATTGACTGTGCCTTCGTCTCTAAAGCGAAAGAAAGGAGTTTAATTCTCTTATGACGCTCTAAAATAAATTAAAAGTGTTTACCTTTATTGTAATATGTATAGCAATAATGGAATTAATAAGGATGACACTAAAATCAATTTTTAAAAAATGAAGCGAAAACAGTAAGCTACCCTCAAGCTAAAATGAGGGATTAAGTATGCCCTCGTAGCAAACAGGTGTAGGCAACAGACTTTTAATCTGTGAGGTTTGGATCGTTACCAAACGGGGGTACTGTTAAAAAATTTTTTATTTTCCAAAACTTTATATATACCTTTATATAATGAAAATATATTCTAAAAGTCAATTATTTTCTAAAAATAAGGAATGGTATTGGAAAATGAACAATGAAAATGAAGTAAGAAATATTTTAAATTATTTAGCACAAAATGGATTTATTTGGAATGGTTCAAAATGTAAAGCTAATGAATTACATAAAGTATTTGAATTTAATTATCCTTGGTATTTAGAATATAGTGATGGTACTTTGTCATATAATATAGGAGGAGAAATTAGATCAACTCAGAGTCGTATTCATCATATTCATTTGAATTTTTAATAATATGAAAAAACATGTAGCATCAACAATGATATATAAAGGTGAAATAACACAAGCAATAACTTGGTTAAATAAATTACCTAGAGAATATCCAGTGTGGAGATTAAAAGGTATAGAAAAAGGAGATATATTAGTTTGGACTACTGAAAATGGATTAAAAATTTGGAAATGAAAAAATTAGAAATTGAACGTCGTTTTTTATTAAAAAAATTACCTGATCTAACTAAACCACATAAATTATTTATAATAAAACAATATTATAATAAAACAGAAGGTGGGGTAATAAGATATAGAGAATCCAGAGAGTATGCAAATTTTCCTAACAAGTATGAAAAAATAATTAAGTTAAAAGTATCAAAGGGAATAAATAATGAAGAAGATTTTGAAATTGATCAATTACAATTTTTCAATGAAATTCAACAAATAAAAAATTTAAAGTCAATTAAAAAACATCGAATAGTTTTTGAAGAAAATGGATTAAAATGGGAAGTTGATAGTTTCAATGATTTAAAATTAATAATTTGTGAAGTTGAATTAAAATCACTGAAACAAAAAATTCAAATTCCTGAACATATACAAAAAGTATTAATTAAAGAAATAACTGGGGAATATGAATTTAGTAATTATAATTTAGCACAATGATTAAAAAAATAACAACATTAATATTATCAAGTTTTACATCTATATTAATGCTAGCTAATTTTAAACCATTAAATGAATTAAGATTAAAATCTAAATTTTCAACACTATTGAATGTAAGTATTAGTGAAATAAAAAATTTAAATTTTTATGAATTTTTAAATAGTTGGTTAGGCACAAGATACAAATATGCTGGTAATACAAAATATGGAGTTGATTGTTCAGGATTTACTCAAGAAATATTTAAAGCAATTTATAATATTAATTTACCACGTACATCACGTGATCAATTTAAAGTAAGTAATAAAATTGATAAAAGTGAATTACAAGAAGGAGATTTGTTATTTTTTAAAACAAAAGGTAAATTTATATCTCATGTAGGAATATATTTACAAAACAATAAATTTATTCATGCATCAGTAAGTAATGGAGTAATAGTATCAGATTTAAATTCACCTTATTATAGTTCTAAATTTTATAAAGCAGGTAGAATATGAAACGTTTTGTAGCAATTAGATTAGTTTCTAATTTAAAAAATATTTGTAATAGAGAAAATGTTCATCATGGATCATATTTGATGAAAGGTAGTTATAAAAGATTTATGAAATTTCAAAAATAATTTTTATGAATAAGTTTTTTACTAAAGCATCAATAAATTTAAATAAAATGAATAACTAGAAATTAATTATTATAACCAGGAAAGATTTAACACCAGGTTACCAAGCTGTACAATCAACACATGCAGCAATCGATTTTTGTTTTAAATACCCAGATATAGCCAAAGAATGGCATTAGGTATCAAATTACTTATGTCAAGTATCATGTGAAAATGAAGAACACTTAAGAAAATATGTGTTAAAAGCTAAACAAAGAGGAATTGAATATATTGAATTTTATGAACCTGATATAAACAATGAGTTAACAGCTATTGCTTTAGAACCAGGTGAAAAAAGTAAAAAATTAATTTCAAACTTACCACTAATGTTAAAAGGATATAATAATGAAAGTTTGGATATCAAAAATTGAAACAGAAGATTGTGAAGAATATTATTTAGGTTTTAATTCACAACCAACTGAAAACCAAGTAAAAAAAGAATTTTTCAAAGATCATGGAAATATTTATGAAGAAGAAGATTGGGGAGTTTGTATATCACATGATATATTTGAAGTTGAAGTAATATGATTATACTTTATATAATAATAGGAATTGGAGTAATATTTCAAGGATATTTATTAATTAAAGATGTTTTGAAAAAATAAAATGGCTCTGTAGCCCAACGGGAGAGGCAATAACCTTAGGAGTTATCAAGGTGTCGGTTCGAATCTGACTAGAGCTACTATATAATGGTCCTGTAACCCAACTGGAAGAGGTAACAAACTTAAAATTTGTAAAGTGTCGGTTCGAATCTGATCAGGACTACTAATGCCTAGATGGTGAAACTGGCAGACACAAATCATTCAAAATGATTCGACCGATAATAAAGGTTTTGAAGGTTCGACCCCTTCTCTAGGTACTAATAAAATATATGAAAATATATCCTCCACTTGTAATTAAAGCCTATGAATTTACTGATGGATGGAGCAATTGGGGTTATGGTTGGTTTGTATTGGGAATGAAACGTCCTTGTAAATGGCTTGGTAAAAATTTTAAATATAATAATATTACTTATCATATTGATTTATGGAGTGATAATATTATTACTATATCAAGAGAAGAAAAAATAATTTTTCGTTTTCTAAAATTTATTATTCAAAAATGATCAAACTAAAAGATATATTATTAGAAAAAAAAGGGGATAAATATGAAACTGGAGCAGTTGTATTAAATGTTATTATTCCAAAACAATTGCTTCATTCCAAAATATCTAAAGAAGATTTATTTCAAGAAGAAGGAGATAGGACTTATGGTATTGAAGATGAACCTCATATAACTTTATTATTTGGATTACATAGTGATGAAATAATAGATAATGATATTAAAAAATGTATTTCTGAATTTACATTTCCTGAGTTAATACTTCATAATGTTTCATTATTTAATAATGATAATTATGATGTATTAAAATTTGATGTACTTGATAAAAGTAAAACATTAGTTAAATGTAATGTTGCTTTAAAACAGTTTCCATATAGCAATGATTATCCTGAATACCATCCTCATTGTACTATAGCATATATTAAACCAGGATTGGGTGACAAATATGTTAAATTATTTAAAAAATTAAAATTTGTTGTAGAACCAGAATTATGTATATATAGTAAACCTGATGGTTCAAAGCAAAAATTTGGAATTTCCAAAGTTCGTTTTTAATTTTATAAAAATATAAAGGTTATGGAACAAAACATTCAAGAAAAATATACAAATTTATTAAATGAATTATATCGTTCATTTGATTTTTTTAATGAATTTTTTTGTCAAGGAAAATTAAATAAACCAATTATTACTACACAAGGTGAAAAGCGTAAAGGTAAAACTTGGGGATGGTTTGGAAAAGATTTTTGGACTGAACATAGTGGTGAAGAACATAATAAATTAAATGAAATTAATTTAACTGCTGAATCATTACATAGAGAACCAAATGCTGTTTTATGTACTTTATTGCATGAAATGGCTCATTTAAAAAATTCTCAAGAAGGTATTTTTGATTGTACTACAACTCAATATCATAATAAAGAATTTAAGAAAACAGCTGAATTTTTTGGATTGATTGTTGAAAAGATGAAAGCAAGAGGTTGGGCAACAACTACATTAGGAGAAAAAGCATTAGGTGCTATTGAATTATTAAAACCTGATGTTTCATTATATAAAATTGTAAGAACACCCCCTTATAAATTAGCAAAAGATCCAACAGTAATTAATTTAAATGTGTCGTTGGATTATGAAGATAAAGTTGAATATTTAACTTCAAGATATGGTAAAAAACGTGAAATGACTGAAGCTGCAATTGATATGTTATATCAACATGAAAAAAGTCCTAAACCAGAATATGTATAAAATAATAGTTAAAGGTGAAGCTAAAACTAGATATCCTAATTTACAAGAATTAGATGGTATAGATTGTCAAGATAAATTTTCTGATTATTTTGATGATAAAAGATGTGGTTCATTTAAAGGGGATGTAACTAATGGTTACATGAGATTTGAATTTAGCAATGGTAAATTATGGACAATAACTGAATATTTATCAAAACGTGAATTAAGTGAACAAGAATTAGATACTTTAAAAGATTATACAATTGGACAATGGAGTGATGGCATTGGTGAAGGATTTGAACAACAACCCTGTATGGAAGGAAATGAAGAATATGATGTAAATGAAGATGGGGAAATGGGTACTGAAGTATATATTTCACCTTGGTCAAGAGAACAAGTAACAACTATTGAGCAAATAACACAATAAAAATATGAATACAAGTAATTACATTAGAAAATTTCATTATATAGATGCACCAATGGCTAAAATAGCTACTGATTGTGAAAGACCTACAAAAGAATTAAGGCCTGAACCAATTAATGGTGAAACAATACCCGAACCCAAAATCCGTGAAATAAATATCCAAGCAATGGATCATGGATTTGTTGTAAGAGTAGGTTGTCAAACATTTGCAATTGAAGATGCTCAAAAATTAATGAATAATTTAACAGCATATTTAAAAGATCCTGGTGGAATGGAAAAACAATGGATGGGTTCCAAAAAATTAAATTAAGTCAACAATAATATTCTTTAATATAAAAATTAATAGTAAAATGAAATACAACAAAAAATCAATGACTGCTGTATCAACAGTACAAACACATCAAGGTGGAATGGGTTTCCAACTTGAACCAAAATTAGAATTAATTGCATTACTTGCTTCAGGTATTGAAAACAAGTATTATGAAAAAGAATCTGAACGTGAACAACGTTTAAATAAATTAGTATCAGAAATAGCTGTGAAAGATAAAAATTTTGTAGCTAAAGCATTAATATATGCTCGTACTAAAATGGGTCAACGTTCTGTTACTCATATAGGAGCAGTTAATTTAGCTAAATTTTTAAGTGGTGATGGATTAGGTTCTCGTTTTTTCTCAAAACGTGATAGAAAAGAAAATAAAGGAGGAATAGTATTCCGTTTAGATGATATGCTTGAAATAGCAGCATGTTATCAAGCTAAAAATCCAAATACAAAAACAAGAAAAAATGGATCACCTTCAATGACATTGCCAAATTCTATTAAAAAAGGATTTAAATCAGCTTTAGAAGCAGCTGATGAATATGAATTAGCTAAATATCAAGGTAAAACAAGAGACATATCATTAGTTGATATTTGTAATTTGGTTCATCCTAAGCCATCTAAAAAAATGGTACCAGTATTTAAAAAATTGATGAATGGTGAATTAAAACAATTTAATACTGTTGAAGATAAAAACTCTGCTGCTGGGCAAGAAGTGGCTGCAGCGATTGCAAGTGGAGAAATGAGTGCAACTGAAGCTAAAGTTGCTTTACAAGAAGCAAAAGAAGAAAATTATGCTGAACTAATAAGAAATAAAAAAATTGGTTATTTAGCATTATTACGTAATTTACGTAATATTTTAAAAAATACCACTGATAAAACACTTATTAATGATGCTTGTGATTTATTAACAGATGCTAAATTTGTAAGAAATTCATTAGTGTTTCCTCACCAAATTGATATAGCATTAGAAATAATGTTATCTGAATTTGGAGTTTCAAAAATGGGTAAATTTGCTACTGCTTTGAATACAGCATATGAATTAGCAATTCCAAATTTAACTGAATTATTTACTTCAGGTAAAACTGCAGTTGTATTTGATTCTTCAGGTTCAATGAGTGCATCTATTATGTTAAGTAATAAAAGTAGAGGTAGCGAAGCTGCTTTAGATAAAGCTGTTTTAATAGCTGCTACTTTAGCTAAAGGTATAGGTGCTGATGTTTATACATTTGCAAATAATTGTCATTCTATTTCTTATAATCCAGGTGATACTGTTAATACTTTGAAGAAACATTTTAAATCTAGTGCTCATGCTGGAGGAGGAACATATTTTGGTTCAATATTCCAAGTTTTAGGAACTAAATATGATCGTGTATTTGTTATTTCAGATGAACAAGGTGCTGATTCATTAGAAAGAAGTTCATATTCAAATACTCATATTTACTCTATAAATTTATGTGGTTATGGAACTACAATGTTTAAACCAGGTAATAAAGTTTATAGATTATTTGGATATGGAGCTGATATATATGAATTAATTAAAAAAGTAGAAGTAGATCCTAAAGCAATATTAGCTGAAATTGAAGCAATTCAAATATAACTTGCAGGAAGACCGTACCGAGTATTGGAGAAGGATTTTTAACCGATTAAATAACGAAAAATGATAACAGAACAGGATTTACACGAATACAATAAATGGCTAATGGAAGTTTGGAATCCAAAACAACTTAACATACCATTTGCTATTGATGCACCGAAGGCATTTTTAGACCACAGAAGCAAGGTTAAAAATCTTTCTTCCAATACTTTGTTAGGTGATAGTTTGCCGATTAAAAGCAACTGCCCTGACTGTGGAACTGAATGTGATAATGTGATACACTTTTGCCCGAAGCGATAATGTTAAGGCAAATTTCACCTAACGCTCGGATTTAAATTGACAGGAGGTTCATATCCCCTTGGAATATAGGGGATATTTTTTAAAATTATATAAATTAAGTATTAAAGAATATTTTAAAATAAAAAGTTATGAAAAATAAAAATATTAGAAGAATATTATGTATAATTGGAATAATAATTGCTATAATTGGAATAATTTTTCATTTTCCTCCATTAGATATGATTTTTTGTATAATTGGTGGAGGTATGACAGGGTATTTTTCATTTGATTTATTTTAAATTTTTGATATATTTATATATGAAAAATAAATTTATGGAGAGAACAATAGGATAGATAAGACCGCCTTAAAATAATTTAGTAGTGATATAAGTGTTACATCGCTAACCAAAACAATGAGAAATATACACTTATAAATTTTCTCTAAACTTATTTAAAACAAATGGAGGTAAACAATGAATAAAATATTTAAAACATTAGGAACAAGAGAAGAAGTTGACTTAATACCATATATTACAGAATATTTAATTAAATATCCAGAAACTGAAATATTAATTGGTTGTGATTCTCAAAATAGAAAACGCAATACTGTATATGCAACTTGTGTAGTATTATATAGGCCCCAAAAAGGTGGTCACGTATTATATGCACGTCAAGAATTACCAAGAGTACGTGTTATTAAAGGTGAATTTGATAAAATGCGTTTATTAAATGAAACTTGGTTTTCAGTAGAAGTAGCTGAAGCAATTAGAGAAGGTGTTGGTAGAAGGGCAACATGGATTGATATTGATATAAACAATGACAAAAAATGGAAAAGTAATACTGTATTAGCAGAAGCTTTAGGTTTAGTAACTGCATATGGATATTCACCAAGGTATAAAAATTCTCAATTTACACCTGTTGTAACATATTGTTGCGACAACTTAGTAAAGTAGAGGAATTAAAATTTAAAATAAACCTATATAAAAGGGGATTTTGTTAACCAAAGTCCCTTTTTTAATTTTACGTCACTTAAATAAAAGATTATGTCAAATAAAAAAATCAAAAAATTAATCAAAAAAGTTTGGAAAAAACTATCACAATAAAAAATAAGCTGTCCTTCTCTGTAATCTACTGTCCATGCGACCGGACATAAAAAAATTATTAATTAAAATAAATGTTATGAACCCAATTAAAGTACCAACAATCAATGTAATTCCTCAACCCAATATATTTGTGTTGGAAGAAGATTAAGTTATGAAATTAAGTAATGATAAAATAAAAGAACTAAATGATAAATTCTTAGGAAAAAGAATTGAAATTCCTCATAGACATTCTCAAGGACTTGGTTCACCTAAAGAAACAGTAGCTGGTATTTGTACTTTTATAGGATATAATTCACATTTTCCTAATAAAGGGTTGCAAGTAACTATTGATAGAATGCCTATAATTAATGTTGATTATACTCAAATTAAATTTATATATTAATAAAATAATTTAATTATGACAACAGAACAATTTATTATACTTATAATATTGAACCTACTTATAATTACTCCTATTATAATAGGGATTTATAAAGTACAAAAATGGTGGTTTATAGTATTGATTTTTCTTGCTTTCTTTTCATTGATTACTATTGATGGGATCTTTATATCATATGTAACAGAAGGAAACAAGAAACCAGTTACAACTCCAATAGATAGATATGAACAGGTAATAATACCAAATGACACTCTCTATCGTAAAATTAAATAACTATGAAACTACTTAATCTGATATTTTTTGCAGTTACATGTTATTTTATGGTGACATATAATCCTCTGTCATTCTTTTCAGGATTGGGGTTTGGATATACATTATCACGAATAAAACCTACAAAATAAATAATGAAAAATGAAAGTTGAAATAGCTGCTGAAAGGTGTTTTTGGATTTACGATAGGACTATCAAAGTAAATAGTTTGCCGCCCGTTGGGAGTAAAATAGAACTTGATGGTGAAGCAATGTTTATCGTTAAATGGCATTATTATAGGGGGCATAAAGATTGGAGGGGAAGGCTTATTTGTAGATTAGTTGGAGAATTTAAGTTTGTAGAAAAAGAAGAACAAGATAAATAATAAACCATTTTTAAAATAATTAATTGAGTATGAAAATCGGAAAATTGAAAGTAAAATTTGTAATGAGTACTGGCAATGTAGTTGTGGTTAAGTGTAAGAAAATTAATATGACAAAACTAAGCGGCTCAAAAGGAAGTAGAGAGTGCGAGATTACTGCCGCCGACAGATTATGGAGTATTGACTTAGACCATGTTGTTGCTGTTACTGCAAAATGGTGTCTGTTTTAAAAGTAATACCTATTTTGGGATATGAAAATGATTAATTTGGAAGAAGCAAAAAAAGTTATTGCAGAGTATCTAAACAAGGATGCTTATATTCTTGCAAACATTAAGCGTTGGTGGGGAGAAAATGGCGCAGATGATAATTCGTGCCAACTATCTGAATATTGGGATTCGTGTGAAGAAACAATTAAATATTCAAAAAAGAAAGTTGATGGCAGAAAGTACAACGGCAACCATCACAATTTCGCAGGGAAGAAAAACCATAACCAATAAGTACAGTAACCAATTAAAATTAATGATATATGAAAAAATCTGAAAAGTACTTTGTTGAAAGAATTTGTATGGGAGGGGATTGTACGGCAAAGTCACAAAAGTTCATATATGCTCCGGCTGCTCAAACAGCGGCATCAATGTTTTCCTCTGAAGTATTGGATATGGCTATTAAAAGAGTTAATAGGGGTGCTAATATTAATGGGATAAAAGGCTTGTGTGCAAAGAAAGACGTTATCGCTATATTAAAAGAACTTCAAAAAGAAAAGTTTTCAATACAGTAACCAATAACCATTAAACAATAAAATTTATGGCAAAGACAGCTATGCAGGAATTGATTGAAAGACTTGAAGATTATCTATCATCCTCATTTAATGTGGCAATACCAAAGCATATAAAAAGAGAATCACTTGAAAAAGAAAAGCAGCAGATAATAGATGCTGTTCAGTATGGGGTTAATAGTGTAGGCCAATTCAATACAAATAATCCAAAATACAAAACACCCGAAGATTACTACAACCAAATCTTTAACCAATAACCCTACGGGGAATAAAAATGAATTATGGAAAGAAATGATGTTTACGCTGCTATTAACAGCGAAAGAGATTATCAGAACGAATTATGGAACGGAACAAAATCAAGCCGCCAACCATCGGATAGTCCTAATGCAATGGAAAGAACGATTGATGAGTTCGCATTGTATGTAACAAGATATACAAATCGTTTAATTGAAGTATGTGGCACAACAGACTATCCAGAAGAAAAGATGGAAGTGTTCAGAAAGATAGCTGCTTTATGTGTCGCTTGTGGCGAGGCTCATGGTATGCTAAAAAGACAATAACCCTACGGGGTGAAGTTCTTTAAAATATTGCGGGTATGGCGAAACTGGCAGACGCATTGCCTCCTTTTGAAATAAGCTGATGGATAAAGGCAAGTATAAAAGGGAATGCTTATTAGCACTGAATATTGACGAATATTCTTTGATGCAGGAAATATTTGGCTCCGTAAAACCTCTCCCTTCGTATGAGTTCGATTCTCATTACCCGCACATCTATTAAGTTCTTTGTACTGGTAAGTGGTGGCGGAGGTTTCTATGAATAAAAAGCTACCCCGTTGATATTACGGGACGGATTCTGACCGCCCACTGCCAGTACATTTTTTAAACAGTAAACATATGAAGCCATTAGAAAGAAAATTGCTTAAAAACAAGATAGCAAATAAACTTGTTTCTTACATTCAAAAGGAGGGTATTAAACTTTCTGATAAAGATTTCAAAGCCGTAATAAGAATGACAATCAGAAAATATTTAAAGTTGAAATCTATAATCTAAAAACAGATAACAATGGCAACAAGAGAAGAAACACTTGAAATGGCACACCTTGACAAGAGTTATATGACTCCACCAAATGTCAATTATACCACTGTATATAAAGCAATGGATATGTGGGCAAAACAGGAATGTGCTGCTAAAGATGCAGAAATAGAAAGGCTACATATTTTGATTGATGGCTTAAATAAAATAATTGATAAAAAACTATCACAATAAAAAATAAGCTGTCCTTCTCTGTAGCCTAGTGTCCTTGCTACCGGACATAAAAAAATTATTAATTAAAATAAATGTTATGAAATCAGTAATTAAATATTATAAAAAAAAATATTTTGCTTTTATTAAAAAGAGATTTTTGGGTATTCCTTATTTATTATTTGTAAAGTACTATCCTGGTTCGGATGAGCTTTTTACACGCATTATACCGCCATTTGTGTTTTTATATGAACATGATTCAATAGAAGAAGCACAAAGAAGCATTGACGAATATTTTAAAAGAATTTAATTTATTTTTATTATTTAATTTTTAATATTTATATCAAATTTATTGATATGAAATATTTATTAATTATTCTATTATTATTATCATCATGTATTAAACCACTTAATAACACATTACGAATTAAAGTATTAGAAAATTGGCCAATTGTTAAAGGATGTTTAAATGGGAAAGAAGCATGGTTTTTATTAGATACTGGTGCCTCTGGATTTAATTTATTGAATATAACAGACAGCTCAACATATCATTTTGATATTTCAAATAAATATCAAATTATTAAAGGAATAGGGGGGTATTCCATTACATATTTAATAGAAAATATTCAACTTAATTTTAATAAAACTAAAATAAATTCAAAATTTATTTCATATGATGTAGATTATATTTTTGATGAATTTGAAATTAAAACAGGTATTAATATAACAGGAATTATAGGAAGTGAAGTTTTTATACAATATGGAGCAATAATAAATTATAAAGAAAATACAATAACCTTTACTAAATAAATTCCAAAATTTTTTTATTATTTTTACATAAATAAAATAAAAAGTTATGAAAACATTAGAATTAGTAAAATGAAACCAACACCATTACAATCAGAAAAATTACAGTTATTAGATAACTTGCGTTTAAATATAGATAATTTAAATGAAGAAGATTTAGAAATAATTCAATCATTATCTAATAAAGGTTATAATAAACATTATTTAAGTGAAATAAAAAATGAAGCATATAATATAGGATTCATATATGGTGAATATGCCGGTTATAAACAAAGTTTAGTAGAAAATATTTTTTTATAAAATAAAAACAAAGGTTATGAAAAATTTTAAGTATAAAATTACAGTTAGTGGTTCAAAAGAAAATTTAAGTAAATTTTGGTCTGAATTATTAAGAATGGGGTATAGTTCTGGAAGAAATGAATTCAATGGAGAAAATAATTATACCATTACAGTTAATTATGCTAATTATGATAGAAAAATAATAAAACCAGGATTAATAAATTATTTTTCAAATCCATATAGTGATTGGGTTAAAAATCCTGAGTATTGTATAGATTATAGTTTTCAAATCAATAATCAAAATGAATTTGATGCTGCATTAGCAATTGCTGCAATTACTAATGACCTTAATTATAATATAGGAGAAATAATTCTGGCTATTAAAGATTCAAATGATATAATGACAGATATTAAAAAAGGAGACTTGTATTTAATTACAGATATCCAAAAGGAGTTTAGATCAAATATAACTGAAAATTGGTATTATTATAAACGTATAAATCGTAAAGGAGAAAAAAAATTATCATCATTTTCTGAGGGAAGTAATTTTAAAAATGCAATGTCTTGTAAAGCATCTGTTGATGAAATATTAAATTTTTATAATATATCTAATATAAATCAAAATCCAAATATTGGATATAAATGCCCTACAGATTTATTTAATGGAAAAGTGAAAAAAGGAACTATTTTTAAAAAATATATTACTAATATTGGATATTCCACTACAAAAGAACATTGGGAATCATGTGGTGGTGTATCTCCATATAATCTTCCTAATGAAATTGTAGAACAATGGGAAAAAGTTGAAGATATAAAAACAATAAATGTTACATGTGGAAACAATAATGTTAAATTTGATATTACTTCAAACAGTGATATTATAAAAGTTACAAGTAAATATGGACCTGAAATATATCCCATTAAAGATGTTGAAGAAATATTAAAAATAGTTTTACATTCTCCAATTTTGCTTCATCAACATACTGCTTGTATTGATAATAACATTAGATTTATTAGAGTAGGTTGTGAAGAACACAATAATTTATTTTCAATAGATGATTTAAAAATGGTATGGGATACATGGAAAAAATTAAATGAATAATATTTATATTTATGAAAACCGTTCCTCAATCCTCTGTATGTAATTATACAAATAATAATAAAAAAGAAATTCATATAAGTAATATAAGAATTAGGAATGTTATAGAAATAAATGCTAAATGGTATTGTAAATCAACATTTAATTCTGAATATGTTGAATTAAATAGAGGTACTATTGCAAAAGTAATTGCTATTAATCAAAAACAATTTGCTAACTATGAAAATAATTTACCATTACAAAATAGTTTTCAGTTAGATTTATTAATAGAACTAAATAATAAATCACGTTATTATGTTCCTTCATTAATTTGTAAAAAAATTGAAAATAAATGGAATAAATTTTTATCTAAATGAAAATACTTTCCACTAAACGTATTAATGAAATAAAAAGAATTTTTGAAGCAGATGTTAAAAAATACTTCAAATATGAAATAGAATCTGGAAGAGTTCATTGGGGATATCAACAAATTGATGAACCTAAAATAAAAAAAGTTGAAAACATTTATATAAGTGGTTATGAAAGTATTTTTTTTGAATTAATTAAACAGGATAAAAAACATAAAATATTATTTACTGAAGAAACAAAAATAATTAGAATATTATTAAGTTATAATCAAAATAATAATGTTGGTTTTAGAGTAAGTGCAACATTGGAGTTTTTATGAAAATATTGTCTAAAAATAAAATTGATGCGTTAATTCAAAAAATAATTATTGAACCAATACTTATTCCTGAAATTAATTCCATAATGAATTGTAGGTCAAATGAAAAAAATATAAGTTATGAACGTTCTTATTATTTAAACAATAATAAATTTAATTTAAATAAAGATCTTATAAAAAGCATTTTAAAAAATGAGCATTGTTATCAATATAAAAAAGGCACAAGACAAATAAATATAAAATATAAGGTAAAAAATAAAAATGAAGATGACATTCTTTTAGATATTAAAGTAAATGCTTTAAGAAAATGAAAGTAGTTCCATTATCATATTATAAAAAAAAATTTGATGAATATATTACTAAATATATAAAATCTATTATACATACAAATTATACTACTAATTTAAAACATCAAATTTCATGTTATATAGGAGATAATAATCCAATATACGATTCATTTAAATATTATTATGAAATAAAAAAGCCTTTATGTATTAAAATAGATAATTATATTTATAATATTATAATAAATGAACATAAAAGTTATGGTGATAATTATATTATTTATGAAGTTAATTTAATAACAAAATCTTTTTCTTTCCAAAATTCCATACATACCTTTATGAAACAAGAATAACCTTTTAAAACTGCTTAATGATAGAACAATGTATAGAAGAATTAAAACCGATAGCAAAATATTATAAAGTCAATGTAAATTTTTCAGATAAATTACCAAAATGGGTAGATGGATTATCACATAAAAAAAATGGGTTTACAATTAATACAAGTGGAGAACGTAAAAGAGAACAAATAATATCAACATTTTTCCATGAATTAGGTCATGTATATTGTAAACGAAATAAATTATGGGAATCATATCATAATCCTAGATCTGTATCAATACAAAAAGTAAGACGTACTGCATTAAAAGCCGAATTATGGATTGATAGATGGGCTATTACAGAAATGGAAAATTGGTTTCCAAATATTGAATATACAGGTAGTTATATTAATATGAAGCGATATACTTGTAAAAAAATATTTTATGAAAATTATTTAAATAAATATTATAAAGAACAAAAAATTATTAACTAAAAAATTAAAGTTATGTTTAAATTTTCAGATTTTAAAGAAGGTCAATTATTTTCCGCTATTATTTATGAACGACAGTGTAATGGACAAATTCAAATTGAAAATGGAAAGGTTTTCTTGTGTCAAAATAAAATAGAAGGGGATAATTGTAATTCTAAATTAGGATATAAATATTCATGGGTGTTACCAAAACCAGATAAACATAATAACATTAATCCATCTGGGGAACATGTTGAAGGTTTAAAATTAACAGAAAATCCATCATTTCAAAGACCAAAATTATTTCAGGCATTTGGTTATAATATTGAAAGAAAAAAAATAAATCGTCAAAATACTGAATTTATTTTTGGATGTGGGGAAGTTAAAGTAACTAAAAATGAATTAAGAAATTATGTAAAAACACTAAAGAACAAATCAATAAAGGATTTTTTAAAAGTTAATAATATAATTATAAATAGAAACCTAAATATAAATGTTGCTAACGATGTTATTAATCAATTAATTTCTGAAAAAACAAAATAAAAGTTATGAAAAGAAGAAAATTTCAACCACAAATTACAGACTCATTTATTCCAAAAATTGATAAAACCCAAAATACGGTAAATGTACTGTTTCCATATCGTACTAAATATGGAGTTTGGTGTTTTGATGATGAACAATTGGGAATTGTTGGAGAACCATTTGTAGGAGATATTAATACTATGATTGATATACATGCTCAAGGTTCTGAAAATTTGATAATTAATATATCAAGTCAACCAATACCTGGTTCCACTTTATCATTAACAAAAAGGGAGGATTTAGGACAAGGATTCTATCAATTGGATGGTACAGAAATTACAGGATGGTTATGCCCATGTTTCCTTAATTACTTTCCTGATTATGTTGAAAAAGTTTATGCTAAAATAACATTACCTAAAGAACAAATATTAAATTAAAAAATTAAAGTTATGAAATTTAATGCAAAAATTCTAGCAATCAGTGGCATTGCACTGATTTTAATTTTATCTATTGGAGGATGTTTTATTTCAAAATCAAATGCTGAAATTGATTTACGAAATTCATTTACTCAAGCAAGTTCTGAGCGAACTACAATTTACGACAATAAGGTATATAAAGTAGTTGCTCAAAAAACACAAATTGCTTTAAAAAATGATTCCTCATTCATAAAAGTAGTTAACGCTCAAATGGAAGGGCAAAAGGATGCACCTGGACTATTTATGAAATGGATACAACAAAGTAATCCAACTGCTACATTTACAGAAGTATCAGCACTATATAAGGATTTAGGTAGAACTGTAGAATCTGTGCGAACAGAATTTGTTGAACAAGAAAAGAAAATGCAGGATATAAAGAAACAACATGATAATTTGTTATCAAAATTTCCAAGTTCAATAGTATTATCAATATTAGGTAGAAAACATCTTGTGTATAAACCAATAACTTCTGACAAAACTGATAAAATAATGACCACTGGTAAAGATAATGATATAAATATATTTCAATAAATAAAAAAAATTAAAGTTATGGCACGTACTGCATTAAGAGAAAAAAAGGGACAACAAACAAGAGCATTTGGATTCAATGTTTATAAAACACCAAAAGGATTTAGTTTTGGGTGTGGTGAAGTAAAATTAACAAGAGCTGAATTAAGAGGATTTTTAAAAGTAATACGAACATTACAACGCAGAGGATATAATTTTCATTCAAGAATAATTACCCAAGCTATAAATACCTCTAATAAATTATTAAGAAAACGCTAAACTATGGAATGGTTTGCTTTATTAGTGCCATTATTTATTGTAGGTTTATTAGTAGTTATATTTAAAAAATCATTTACTTGGTGGGAAGTAAGTTTACCTTTAATATCAACTGTTATTATAATATTAATTACTAAATTAATAATAATTTCTAGTAAAACAAAAGACACCGAGTATTGGGGTTCAATGATAGTTGAGGCTAGGTATTATGAATATTATGAATCATGGGTTGAAAGGACTTGTTCATATACTACTACTTGTTGTTGTGATGATAAAGGAAATAACTGTCAAACAATTACACATTATTACGATTGTTCTTATTGTGATAATAATTCTGCATATTGGGAAGTTAGAGATGATGTAGGGAATGTTTGGGGAATTTCTGAAAAATATTATAATTATTTAAAAAATAGGTGGAAATCAATTCCTGAATTTGTTGAATTAAATAGAAATATTGATTATTATGGTTCTTGTGGTGATGATGGAGATATGTATAGAATTAAATGGAAGGGTGAAATTGAAACATCTGAAGCTGCTGTAACAAAACATACTTATGAAAACAAAATACAATCTTCAAAATCAGCGTTTAAATTTGAAAATATTTCTAATAAAGAAGCATTAAAATATGGTTTATATAAATATCCTAAAATATATAATTATTATAAACAAAAAGTAATACTTGGATTAGATAGTTTACCTGAATATAAAATTGATATGGAAAATATTGAAACTTATTACCAATATTTTAATGGGTCAAGAGGAGCTAAAAATAAAGTAAAAATATTTATATGTTTATTTTTTGATAAATCATTAAGTGTTGTACGAAAACAACAAGCCTATTGGGATGGAGCAAATCAAAATGAGTTAATAATTTGTATTGGATTAAATAAACAAATGGTTAATGATATAAGAAAATTAGATTGGGTTGAAGCATTTAGTTTTACTAATAATAAACGAGTATTAGTTGATTTAAGGGAAGATATCATGAGTTTAGAATCATTTCAACCTTATAATATATATGGTATAATTGATAAATCTATAGGTAATAATATAATGTACCGTGATTTTAAAAAGGATTTTAGTTATTTAAAAGTTGAATTATCTAGAGGAAATATAAGATTAATTTATATATTGTCTTTTATTATAACTTTAATATCTTGTTTTTATTGTTTAACCAATGAATTTGGTGAAACATTAGATGAATATAACATTAAACAAAGATGGAATGAATTTATAGATAAAATATTAAAAAAATGAAAATTATTTCATCATTTAAAGATTATTATATTTATAATTGGAATATTTGTTATAATTAGTATTGGAGCATGGCTTAATGAGAGGTGAAAAATAATTTTTCCAAAGTTTTTTTCTTACCTTTATGCAAATAAAAGGTTATGTCATACGAAACATCAGTTGAATTATTACCTAAAACTGAATTACCTGTTGAATTAGAACAACAAGGAGTTAAAGTTATTCAGGTTCCATCAATTAGTACTCCAGGTGCTAGTAGAAAGATCTTTATTAATCTCAAACCAGAATATATAGAATTTAAACAAGGTCAACGTGTATTACCTGCTGAATTTGTAGGTATTCCTGATCAAGGTGCTGTTTATTTTAATAAAACATATCCACCAGGTACTAAATTTTATGCAGACGGAGGACATCAATGTTTAACTGAATTAGGAGGAAGAAGAACATTTTTTTTAGATGCATTAATGATTCATCCATCCGAATTTAAAAAATCTCAAAGAATAACAATTGAAGGATTAAAGAGGAGAGGTCGTAAATCTGATCCTAATAAAATAAAAGTTGATAAAAATCCAAATGCTCCTAAAGGTAAACGTGGACGTAAACCGTTAGATCCTGAAGAAAAATTAAGACGGGAAGCATTAAAAATTCCAAAAATAGGTGGTACTGGTAAAAGGGGAAGACCAAAAAAAGACCCAAATGAATTAAAAGTAAAAGAAGTAATAATAAGACCTGAAGGATATATACCTAAACGTGGAAGACCTGCTAAAGAAGGTGGAATTAAATCAGTTCCATATATTAAAACAGGAAAACCTAGAGGACGTCCTAAAAAAATAATTATTGAACAATAATTAAGGTTATGAAAAAAATTATGTTATATTTTATTAAAATACAAAATTATTTTATTAGTTTATTTATCAAATATATTGATAAATATTCATATTTTGATGCTTTAGTATTAGTGTGTATAATTATAACAATTACATTTTTATTTATGTTTCTTTTAAGCCTATTTTTCAAATAATAAAACATTTAATTATGAAAAAATACTTTAAACCAGGAGATAAAATAGTAGTATTACAAGATTTTCCAAATACATTTGGAATGGAAAATGGTAATAATAATAGAGAAGGAATTTTTGTTAGATATACTAATCGTAAATTGGATGCTTGTGATACTAATATATATCATTATATAGTTAGAATTCCAAATGGACCAGATAATTTAGTATGTCATGATATACAATTATTATCAATGTCAAAATATAAATTTAGTGATGTTGTATCAGAAAATAGTAAAATATGGGTAAAATGCTATAATGTAGAGCAAGCTAATAAAATTAGAGGAAATGACCTTAAAAGTTATGATTATACAAGTTGGCCTATTTTTGCATATATACATGGAAGGAGTCATGGTTTTAATTATAATTGTTGTGATCCTAGTTATGGAGATCCTATTATAGAATATAATGAAATAGATTTTGAAGAAGAATTTATTTTACCTGAAAAATGGTGTATTAAAGTAACAAATGAAAATCAAGAGGATATAACAAATTATTTTCATAGAGGATATACAGCAGAAATTGATTATTATTTATATGTTGATAATAATCAATTTCATTATAAATCAATAGTAAAAGATGAGTATTACACAGAAATAACATTTGAACAATTTAAAAAATATGTATTAAAACAAAATAATATGGAAAAGAAAATAATTGGATATAAATTAATTAAACCAGAATATGAATCCGCAGCACATGCTATAATGGGTAATACAGGATTTAGTGGTGATGGTAAAACAGATATTAAACTTCAGGACACAATAAATTTATTTAAAAATGCTGGAGTATTGGATTTATGGTTTAAACCAGTGTATGAAGAAGAATTTAAAGTTGGAGACTGGATTTATTTCTTAAAAGCATTTGATGGTAGTAATATAGGTCATGTTGGTCAAATAACTAATATTAAACCAGATAGTTATAAAAATTCCCAATGGTTATCATATTCACCTGCTAATATTGGAGGGGGCTTTAGAATAGGTGGAAATGGATATTTTTATGGAAAAGACTTTAGATTAGCAACACCAGAAGAAATAAAAGCTGTTACAAAATTAGAAATAGGAGGATATAAAGCAGAAAAAACATCAAAAGGAATAAAATTTGGATGTCAAGAATTTAGTATTGAAGAATTAAAAACAATTAAAAAATTATTTAATTCAGAATTACAAACCAAATTAATTATTCGCGGTGTTGAAATTAAACTATCATTAATTGATAAATTAATTAATTTATGAATACACTAGTAATACATCCCAAAGATATAACAACTGATTTTTTAACTGAAATATATTTAAATAAAAATTGGGATGTAATTAATACAAATGTACCTCCACATCAATTAAAAGAACAAATACAAAAATATGATCGTATAATAATGTTGGGACATGGAATACCACAAGGATTATTAGGATTTGGTCGTTTAATTATTGATACAACATTTATTCCATTACTAAAAGAAAAAATTAATAATGTTTATATTTGGTGTAATGCTGATCAATTTGTTAAAGCAAATGGATTAAAAGGATTTGCTACTGGAATGATAATTTCTGAAGTTGGAGAAGCATTATATTTTGGAATATTACCTGAGAAAGGTGAAATTGAAGTATCAAATAAATTATTTGCTGAGGCAATAAAAAATTCAATTGAATTAGTACCTAATAAAATGGTAAATGAAGTAATGTATGATTATAAACATTATAATAATCAAATAATTGAATATAATAAATCAAATATTTATTCATTTTGAAATGAAAATAGTATCACCAAATAAATTATTAGAAGCAACTCGGGGATGTTTAATATGTTTTGCTCATTATGGAGATGGGGAATTTATTGGATTTCATGCTGATACTTATGGTACTATATCTAAAGAATATCCTAAAATATATGAAAATAGTGAACGCCAAATAGAAATCATTGAAACAAATTATAAAACAAGAATTAATTCAATGCGTTTAATGAGGGAAAAACAGAGGAATTATAAACATGAATTATCTAAATATAAAGATATTGAATTAAAAGTTGTTTTATGTGAAGGATTGAATGATATATATCCAACTAAAGAACAAATTGATAAATGGTTAAAAAAACCATTTAAAACAATTTATACTATAAAATCATAACTATTTTTTGAATTTCCAAAACTTTATACGTATCTTTATATATTAAATGAAAGGTTATGTCTAAAATCGAAATTAAATCCATTTTTGAACAAATTGCTGAGAAAGTGTTTAAAATGAATGACTTAGAATCAGCTAAATCATTTATTATAGAATTTGTGGAAAGTAAAAATATAAATATTAGTGATAAAGGAAAAATAATTGCTGAAGTAAATAAAGTGAAAACAATTCAAAAATTATGGTTTTATATTTCTAATTCTTTATTAAAATATGAAGGTTTAGGAAAAAATCAAATTGATAAAACTGCTCGCAAAGCAGCTTCTGAAACTGAATTTGAAGAATGTTAAAAAGTAGCAAGGACGTTACCAATATCGGGAATTGAAAGGGATAATATAGATCTCCACACTCAAATAATGTTCTTGCTACTATTTAATAAATTTGTTAAAAAAATGTTAATGTTATGAAAAAAATATTTGAATTATTAGTTTTTGGAAAAAAAATACAAGGTGAAATACCTAAATCCACCTACCATACTATTCAACCATCAATGATTCCATCATTTAGTGATTGGTGTAATGAAAATAGAGTTAGTTCTAATTACAAAAACAATGAACCTATAATTAGAGCTAAAACAATGATGAATCAATGGGGTGATCATAAAGGTGTAAATTGGAAAAAAACTATATTAAACATTAAAATAAATTAAAATATGAATACTCAAATCCCAACACAAGATATTAAATTAATGGATATTAATCCTAGTGTTGTCAATTTAACAATTAAATATTTGAAGAAAATAGGTGTGCCATTTTATTCAGAAACAAATGAATTTGATATAAGATATCCTTATTTATATTGGTATTCAAGTAATAAACAAATGTCTCAAAGTAGGAATCATTACTCGGAGAAAATTTGTAATACAGCAGATGAATTTATTTCTAATTTTGAAAAACCAACTGAAATAAAAATTAAATTAAATGATAAATACACTGCTTTAGTTACAAAAAATGAAATAAACGTTGGTTGTCAAACATTTACAAAAGAAGTTTTTGAGGACGTATATAATGCATTACTGAAATTAAACCAATAATTAAATTGGTTATGAAAATTATATCTGATAAAAATAAAGAATATTGGAATTGGTTAAATGAATTTAATACTATATATTGGCCAAAAGTATCTAAATTAGGACATATAAGAAAAGGACAAGCATTATTTAATTATTTATATGAAAAATATCCTGCAATTGCTGATAAAGTGAGTGGTAGTATATATGACTGTTATTATAATGATGAAGAATCTAGAATAAAGTTAACATTAACATATTTAAAACAAAATTGGGAATCATTAAAAAAACAGATATGAGTATCCAAAGTGTAAATATGAATTATCACACAATTAATGTATTTTCTCAGATACAAGAATCAGGTACTCAAAATGTGGTACCAATTGTAGGAATGCCTGTTACATTAAATTATTACACTGATAGATATGCTGGAACAATTACACAAGTTATAAATGATAAAACAATTATTATAAAAAATAATAAAACTGAAACTATTGATTATTATGCTGGTGAATATAAAGTATTACCTGAATTACAAGGAAATGAACAAATATTTACTAAACGCAAAAATGGGCGTTGGGTGCGAAAGGGTGATAATCAAAGTAAAGGTTTAGGATTATCATTAGGAATACATGCTCATTATATTGACCCTAATTTTTAAAAAATAATGAATATAACCAAATTAATATCAACAATAATATTATTACCTATAGTGATTTTGTGTTATTTTGGTAAAGCAATATTGGATACTATTACAGATTGGTGGGAATGGGTAACAGATAAAAGAAAATATTTGTTTTAAAATATTTAATTATGAACACCATTAAAGTACAAGTACATCTTATAGCTACAGATAAAGATTATCCATCTTTAGGACAGTTAATTTTGAGTAAAGGAAATAATCTTTTAGGGCAAAAAGGTGAATATTCTGTAACAGATGAGATGATACCACAACATCTTTATTTCACTAATTCTGAAGAGATAAAAGAAGGTGATTGGCATATCAACTTACTTAATAATAGTATTGAGAAAGCAAGCAAAAATGTAGCAGCTAATTGGAAATCTAACATGTCTTATAATAATGAGACAAGATTTCTAAGAAATGATTATAAGAAGATAGTAGCTACAACAAATCCTGAATTGTGGGGATTACATGTAGAAGTTAAGGAAGCTTTTTATCCATTTGGTATTCCTAAAATTCCCCAATCCTTCATATCATCCTATATTAAGAGATATAATGAAAATAATTCTATTAAGGAAGTGTGGTTAGAACAAAGTAACATGGATGGTATTATGTCTTCTGTAAATAAAAAATACCATACTCAATTAAAACTCACTCCTGATGGAGAAGTAATAGTAGTTCCTAAAGAGGAGAAAATATATACAAGAGAAGAATTAATACAAGCTTGTATGGATTTTAGGTCTGCTGGAGGTGATATAAGAAATATGCGACCTCTTGATAAAGAATGGTTTGATAAAAACTATCCTATAAACTAATTAATATGATAACAATATCAACTTATTGGGGAATAACAATTATAGTATGGATTATAATTGGAATATGTCTCATTCTTCTTAAAAAAGGTGATTTAGAAATAGCAGGAATTATTCCAGCAGGAATAGCTACAATATTATTTTGGATATGGTTTATATATACTATGGTTCGTATAATGAACGGATGGAATACTATTCCTCAAATTATTAAATTTACTTAATATAATATATGACTACCTTAAAACAAATACAAAATTGTGTAAGTTATGAACGTTATTCCAAAGTAGCAGGTAAGTTACATGGATTGAAATTACCTAAAAAGAATTTAGGAAAAACAATACAAGTAATACATGATGATATTATGGAACAATATAGTGGATACCGTTCAGCAACTGCTTCTAGATATGCACAATAAAGTATTAATTTAATCAAAAAAGAATTAAAATGAAAAAATTATTAACCATATTATCATGTATATTAATAATATCATGTCAAAAGGAAAATGACAATATTGTTGAAAAAAATATTTCATTTCCTGGTTTTGAAGTAGTGGGTAAATGGATATCAGATGATAGTGACTCTGTTGGTGTTAATCGAAGTTGGTGGTTACAATTAGATTCTACAAATGGTAGGGGATGGACGACTATTAAACAAGTTTCTGAATATATTTATAATACCTCTCCTATCGCTTGGCAACCAGTTGTATTTACACCTCCTTGTAAATGGAAGATTATAGGAATGGCAATAGAACAAGGTGGTAATACAGCATATCCACCAACTTCTCAATATTGGTATTTTATGGTAGATACTGCTAGTCCGCGTATTCTTAATACTTGGGAACCAAGATATGTTTCAGATTCAATTTATCATACCAGAGTAATTGGTAGTACATATTGTAATTAAAATGAAAACAAAAACAATTCACATTCAGGACACATTAACAACTGTGTATAAAAATAATTGGTATAGTGCTACAAGAGTAGTTATGAATGATGAATCCTTTAAATTATCTAAAATAAAGCGAATTATAAAGAAATGGAGAAATGTGGGTAAAGGTATAAGAATAAAAGGAAATATTACAGGAAAAAATATAAAATATAAATATAACTTTTGCAAGATAAAAAGACATTGGGTAGTGGATAAAGAAGGTATTTCAATAGGATGTGAATTTTTTAATAACTCAACAATTGAGGCATTCATAAAAACAATACAATAAACAATAAAAACTTCTCAAAATATTACCTAATATATTGTTTATGGATGTTAAAAAAAGTATAATAACAATATGTAAAATAAAACATGGGCGTGGGGATATAAGAGTTTGGTGTGGCGGATATTTATGTTTATGAAGCAATTTTTCTTCCCACCCACCCCTATATCTTTATATATATTTGGTTTTACCAAAATTCTTACATACCTTTACACAAATTTATTTTCGTGGTTATAATATCAAATAAAATAATAACCAACCCAAACCCCATAATAAAACCTGGGATGATATTTCAATCAGGCATGGTTAATCCAATATTTTCATATTCTGAGGAATTGAAAAAAATTTTCCCAATATATGACGCAATTGATACAGCTTTTTATGAAAATGGAAAAGTATTTTATATTAAATATATTAATTGTTTTTATGGTAAAATAAAAATATTAAAATCAATATCTACATTTTTTAAAGTGAGTAAATTATTTAATGAATTACCTAAATGGTATCATTTCGATATATTAGCAATATGGTTATCTTCAAACCAAAAATTTATTTTTAATTCTAATGATGTAATTATTAACCCAACAACAACAATTAGTTATGAATAAATATGAATTAAAATTCTGGTACACTATATATGTGGGTGGTAGGTTACCATGCCGCAAATTATTTACTACCCAATACATTATGGCTGATAATATTGAATCAGCAAGAATAGAAGCAAATACTATTATGGATATATTAAAAATAGAGATGCCTAGGATAAATGAAATAACTGTTAAAAGGGCATCGATATTAAAATCCATATTGAATTAATAATTAAAGATCTTTATAATGAACAAATATACTGAAGTATCCCCAGATAGTTCTGTGGATGAAATTGCCCAAGCACTAATAAAATATTTTAATAATGATTTACCTATGGATATAAATAAAATAAATGCAGTGTTAAAAAAATGGGAAATATTGGACACAAAGAAACAAAAAGCAAGTATTAAGAAAGCGTTAGCATTGATTATGAAATGATTATTTATTACACACCACTATATTTATAAAATAAATTTTTTTACCACAATTTTTGTTTGTACCTTTATAATGTAAAAAAGATTAAGTTATGACAATAAAACAAACCAATACAAATCATTACAATGTATTTTTAATTAAAAAAATATTTGTATAAAAATTTGGTTTATCCAAAGTTCCAACTTAATTTTATGTCTGAAATTAAAATTATAAAAATTTAAAAAAACGGTTATGAAAAAAGGTAACAAAGTAAAAACAGAACAACCCGTGGTTGAGATTACTCCCACCGTTGAAACTGTAGTTGAAACATCACAACCACAGGTTGCTGATGTAGAAGTAAAAAAACAATTGGGACGTCCACCAGTACCTGGCAGCAAACGCCAAATAGCAATGGCTGAAAGAGCAGCTAAACTTGCTAATGGCACATTAAAAAGAGGACGTAAATCAAACCCCAATTCAAAACGCCAGGCACGCCTTGCACACAGAGCAGAATTGATCGCCTCAGGTGTATTAACAGGTAAAAAAGGTCGTCCAACAAATTCTAATTCAAAGCATCAAAAAGCATTGGCTGAAAAACAAGCCAGAATTAATGCTAATGGTGGTGTAGCATTGAAACCAGGACGTCCAAAAATGACTGAAGAACAAAAAGCAGCAGCCGCAGCAGCAAAAATTACCCCCGGTATTGAAAACGTTGTTTCCTAAAGCATAAATAAAAAACAACCCCGACTCACCTTAGTAATAAGGTGAGTTTTTTTGTCCAAGATTCTATTCTTACTTTTATGGAAATATTTATTAGTATGGGTAAACATGTTAATCATTATGATGTTCAAGATAGATTGATTGATCGTAATTCCAGAATTAATAAACATACCGGTTCATTAGAACAAAGAGATCCATCCACCCTATCTATTGCTGAACAAGAAATACTTATGGCTAAAATATTGGCTAATAAGAAAAAAGCAGCAGCTATGGTTATAAAAACTCCACCCAAAGTAAGATTTACAGGTAAGAAACCATAAACATAACATATGGATATATGGCGCCGCGGTCACTGTGCGCGCCATTTCGTTGTGGTAAATGCATTTGATATATTACCAGCTCGTAACCATCCCTTCACCCCGACACCTATATACGTATATATTATTTATAAGTATATGTAAATACAATTTTTCCATTTTGTAATTCCTTGAATTCTACTAAAGGAATACCAAATTTTTTTTATAAATTTCCAATAATACTATATCATTTTCAGTAAGTACACCAAATATTGGTATCAATGTTGCATATAACAATGATTCATAATGTTTTTTTATTTGTTGTTCAGATAGAACTTTCATAATTAACCTTCTTTGGGTAAAAATCAGCGCTTTAAAAAAAGATTCTTTAAAGAAATTTTTATCGACAAAAACATATATACAAATATATTTGAATAAAATTTAGGCTTTTTTGTTGCTTTTAAATATATTTTAAATAATGGGTCCCTAGCAATAGGATTAAATGTAACTGCATATTCAGGAAATAATTTATCTAAATCATCATTTGCAGCGTATAATTGTTTATAATTAGGAATTAATTTCATTGCTCAAAGGTTTGGTTGTAATAATATTTGCCCGTCATATTAATTTCATCAAGAGTTCCGCTTTGCTCATTAGATTTACCATCAATATAAGCATCTATTATCTGCTGCTTTTCTTTTTCAAGTAATGATTGTGCTTTATCAATAATATGAGATTGCCTGTTTGGATTACCTATTGTAGTGACAATATACTCAATCAATTCCTGCATTGCTGATTTCATGTTATTTATTTTTTAAGGTATATAAAAAATTCAGTTGTCATAATTAATCTTTTTATTTTAAAAATAAAAAATAAATTTTGGTAACCCAAGATTTTTAACTTATATTTATATATACATAATTAGATATGATGGTAGGTAGGAATGATATTAATGCTTTCAAAAAAGAAAAATTTGGTAATCCAAGATTCTTTTATTATCTTCTATTTATTAATAAAAATTGTGGAAAAAGAAATGAGTAGTAAATGTAAACAATTAAACAACATAAAATGAGATACAAAGAACAAACACTAAATGCAATTGAAAAAACTGACAATCTACTTAAGCTTATACAAGCTCAAATTAACCGTGGTGAATCACGTGATACAGTATTACAAACATTAGAAAGAGTAAAGGAAAATTTGGAAGAAGTACGTTCATTAGTAAATATTGAAGCAAACGAATATTAAAAAATAAAAAAGTTATGTTAACAGCAGAACAAATACAAGGAAATTGGGTAGAATTTTTGAATCATATTCAAAATTCAATATCATCTCCACGTAAAGAAAAATTATTGGAATTTTATCAAAAATATGAAGATAGATTTATGTTAATGCCTGCATCTCATAAACCTCAATATCATTCATGTTTTCCAGGAGGATATATAGATCATGTTAATAGAGTAATACAATGTTCATTATTATTATATTCAGCATGGCGTACAATGGGTGCTAATATGGATACATTTTCTGAAGAAGAATTAATATTTGCAGCTATAAATCATGATTTAGGAAAATTTGGTACTGAAAAAGAAGAAGCATATATTGAACAAACAGATCAGTGGCGTCGTGATAAATTAGGAGAAACATATGAATATAATAATAAAATAGAATTTATGAGTGTTCCTGATCGTTCATTATATTTACTAATGTCTAATGGTATTATATTTTCTAAAAATGAATTACTTGCTATTAAATTACATGATGGTATATATGATGAAGCCAATAAACCTTATTTAGTTAATTGGTTACCAGAACAAAAACCACGTTCTTCAATTGTATATATTTTACATCATGCAGATATGATGGCTACACGTATTGAATTTGAAAAAGAATGGTTACCTAAATTTAATGAAGTTAAAAAAGAAATAAATCAAAATAATAGTAATGGAGCTTTAAAAACAAGACCTAAAAAAGAAGAATTAAAAACAAAGGAATTATCTAAAATAATAGGAAATAATAATGTTTTATCTTCATTTTTTAAAAAATAAAAATCATGAGTATTATATTAATTATAATTTTATTATCTATAAGTACAATATGTTTATTATATACTACTTATAATTTATTAAAAAAAAATGAAAAATTAGAAGATATTGTTGATAAACAAGATTTATATATAAATAATATATCAGAAATTATTAATGCCTCTTCTAATAGATTAAATGAAATTGATGAAAGAGGAATATTTGAAGCTGATGATGAAATTGGATGGTTTTTTAAAGAAATTAAAAAAATAAATGTTATGTTAGAAAATTTTATTTTAGAAGAAAACAAGGAATATGATAAAAAAAACAAGAAAGAAAAAAGAACCTAAAACTTATTTTACTAAAGATACAGAAAACGCTATATTAGAATATCTAACAATAACTGATCAGAATCAAAGAGATAAATTATATAAAGATAGAATAGAATATGGCTTTTTTAAATTAACCCAAAATATAATTCATACTTATAAATATTATTATACAGATGGTGAAAGTATTGAGGATTTACAACAAGAAGTAATTTATTTTTTATTATTACAACTCCATAAATATAAACCTGAAAAAGGTGCAGCATATTCTTATTTTGGTACCATTGCTAAACGTTACCTAATTAATAAAAATAAGAAAAATTATAAAAAACTTCAGGAAAAAACAGAAGTTTCAGAGATTGATGATGATCATCAAACCTACACAGATTTAATTAATGAATCAAACAAAATTGATTTATCTAAATTTTTAGATTTATACATTCAATATGTTTATAAACATATTAATGAAATATTCCCCAAATCTATAGATCATCCTATAGTATTTGCTATGTTGCACTTATTTAAAACCCGCAATACTTTAGAAATATTTAATAAAAAAGCAATATATATTTATATTCGTGAAATGACAGGTGTAAATACTTCACAAATCACCAAAATAATTAAACAATTAAAAGTTATTTATAAAAAATTATTTAATCAATATTATGAAAATGATTATATAATTATATAAATTAAATTTATTTCATATTTATATATATCAATTAAATTAAAATAAATATGAGTGAATTTAAGCAAATAATATTTGGTAAAAAAACTTTTTCAGATATTTTAAAGGATATATATGATAATTCCCGTAAAACTGAAAAACAAATTAACGAATTAATAATTACCCTAGGAGATAAAATAGATGGGCCTGGTGCTGCTGCTATAATGGTTCCATTAATAGTTCAATATTTAGATGTTAAAGTTAAAAATGATGAACATTTAGTAAAAATGGCAGCTATTGTCCAACGTTCAATATCTAATAAACAAAATAATAATGATTCATTATTATTAACTCCCAAAGAAGAAGAAGAATTAATTGCAACTGCTAAAGAATTACAATCTTCTGCAAATTCCTTAAAAGTAATACCCTCTCCATCACTATTATTAGAAAAAGTAAATAATGGATAATTTAATTAAAATAAAAAAATATCAAAAAATTAATACTTCTTTTAATAATAATCAAATAATTATAGGAAGAGTAATTGATATTATTTTAGATAATAAACATGAAAAATTTAAAGAATTAGGAGAATGGGATTCATTAGGTACAATATTTTTTGCAGAATCAAATAAAAATATTTATAATGAATCTATTTTAGAAAATCTACCATTTGCAAAACCTTTTCATTCATATAAAAAACATTATCCTTTAAAGGGAGAATTAGTATATATAATATCATTTGCTAATATTCAATCTCAAAATAATTTATTAACAACAGATTATTATTATTTAGATGTATTAAATGTTTGGAATCATCCTCATCAAAATATTTTACCTTTAATAAATGAATCAGATGAAAAAATAAATAATGATTATTCTAAAATAGGAAAAGGTAATTTACAAAAATCAAAAGAAACATCTACATCAAATTCAGATTCTTCTACTAAATTTAATAATACAAAATTAAAACCTCTTTTACCACAGGAAGGAGATTTTATTCTAGAAGGAAGATTTGGTTCTTCCATTAGATTTGGAAGTGATATAAATGGAAATCCAATTACAATTATTAGAAATGGGCAAAATCCTAATGTTGATGAAAAAGGATGGATCCCAAATAAAGAAGATATAAATAATGATTTTTCTTCAATATATTTTAGTACAACAGGTTCTATAGCAATAAAAGTAGCTTCTAGCAATTTAAAATCATTTGATGCTTTCAAAAATGATTCTACAGCAATTGTTTCTCCTAATTTTGAAGCACCTAATCAATATTTAACTTCATCAAACTTATCCCCAACTTCTTCATTTGATTTAAGTGATGATTTTATTGTTTCAGAAGATGTTTTTAATTCTTCAAGTTTTAACGATTTAGGAGATATATTAGAATCAACTTTTGTTGCCCCTATAACTGGAGATATTAATTCAATTAATACAACAAAAATAATAAATAAAAAAGATGTTAAAACTTCTTACCCTAATCTTGAATTTAAACAAGCAAAAATAATTCAATATAATCCAACTCAAAGAGCAGCTGAAATAAAATCAGCTATACCTGATTTTTCAAAAGATATACAAAAAGCAGTTTATATTATAATGACATATGAAAATTCAGGAAAAACATATAATTATAATGGATGGGGTATTGAAATGAAAAATGGTAAATGGACAGATCCTGAGCATTCAATTACCCATCAAATTGTTTTGAAAGAAAAAGCAAGTGGTACTTATAAGAGTTATGCTGGATTTGATAGCATACGTTCCGCTATTAGATTTGTTGCATATGCATTAAAGAGAAAAAATATTAATGCTTCAGATCCTAATTTAGCTGAAATATATTCTAAAAAATGGGTTGGTTTATCTATATCAAGTGATGAATTTAACAAAATTGTAAATGATGCAAATAAATTATGGTAAAATTAAGCACATTATATAATGAAATAAGAATAATTTCTTCTAAACCAAATTTAGAAAAAATTTGGGAACTATATATAGACTTAATTATTGATAATAATTACAAAGATAAAACTATTAAATTAATAAGAAAAATAGGTTATAATGATGGAAGTTTTTATACTTTTTTAAACAATAATCCTGATAAATGGCTTCAATTTTATATAGGTATGATTAAAATAAAAAATGAATTATAAACCAGAAATACCAGATCAATATACGAAGGAACAAATAATTTTATCTTCGGGACGTCTTGTTTTTAATGCTAAATCAGATTCTGTAATGTTATTTGGTTCTAAAGCAATTTTATTATCATCTGCAGGAACAATAAATTTAGATAGTGATTCACATACAATAATAAATTCTCCTAAAATATATTTAGGTTTACAAGCCTCAAAAGAAAAAGAACCATTAATGCTAGGTATTCAAACAAATAATTTATTAAAGGATTTAATTGAAGCAATAAAAATATTTACTTCATTAGTTAAAGCAGGTGCTGCTTCTCCTCAATCAGTAATGGCTGCTGTAGGTGCATTAGAAGGTAGAATTATAACAATTGAACCCTTGATAAATAATAAAACATTATTATCTAAACAAAATTTTACTATATAAATGATTAAGTTGGTAAAAATATATAATGAAATAAAAGTAATTGGAAAAGTTACTCCTAAATTAATTAATCAACTTCATAAGGATATTTGGAAAAGGAATGATGATGATGATGAAAATGAAATATGGAATAATATGTCTGGTTATGATAAAGATAAATGGTTTGCGGTATATGAAAAAAATGGTGTTTCCGCCCCATTTGAAAATAATTTATTATATAAATCACAACATACTTTGAAACAAATATATAAAGATATGTTAGAATTTAAAGCAAAATATAACTTATAATGAGTGCAATATTTGATACCAAAATAAAACAATTTTTATTTAATAGCTTCAAAACCCAAGCTAATATTGAATCCACTGTTATAAAAAATATAACTAAAGGAAATAATATATATAATGATTTAATTACCAAGTTTGGTAATGTAACAAATATGTCAGATGAAGAGGTTGTAAAAGTAGAAAAAGAATTAAAGACATTAATAAATATAAAAAATAAAATATCTAATATAATAAATACGTCAATTACAACATTAAATACTATAAATTCAATAATAAAAATAATTTCAACAATTATTACTATAGCCCAAATTATTATTCAAATATTAAAAGCATTACCTATACCTGCATTATATATGACTTCAGGAATAATAATAACATTTTCTGATATAGTAGCAAAAGCAGATAAAAAAATTGATACATTAAATACCATTATTAAAGCAGCATCACCATTTTTAAAGAAAATATTAGAATTATTACAAAAAGTTAAATCATTATTAACAACATTAGATCAAATAATTGCAATGATTCAAGCATTTTTAGCAGCACGAAATAAAAATTATTTAAAAACAACTACAATATTTCCTGAAACACATACAATTATTAATATCCCTAATAGTAATGTAATAGGTTCATATAATGGATTTATGTTTGAATTAAAACAAGAAGAAAATCCTAAATTTCAGGTAGGTGATATTAAACGTAATTATGCTGTTGCTATTGATAGTAAAGGAGTGGAACGCTTAAAATCATCCCCCTCATTTGCATCAGAACCTAGTATATTAATTGACGAACTTAAATTCCAAATTGATACAAATAATTTAAAACCATAAATATTTATAGACAATGAATACCAAAGCATTAAAACAATTAATAAAAGAAAGTGTACATGAAGTTATTAAGGAAGAATTATCAGATATTCTTAAAGAAGCAGTACTAGGTAATCGCAAAACTCAAGAATTTTTAAATGAAGAACAAACTTCATTTAAATTTAATTCTAATGATGTAATTACTAAACCTTCTAATGGTGCATTAAGATCAAAATTAAATGAAATATATGGAATAAATGATGGTAAACCAAAACAAATTCCAAAAGCGGTTGAAGCAGTTGTTGAGGCAGTAGGTGGAGAAAAAAATCCATTTGCTGCAATGTTTGCTCAAACTGCAGTTGAAATGACACCTGCAGATAGAGCTAATTTATCAAGATTAGATTAATGATAAAACTTATTAATATATTAAGTGAAATTAAAGTTATTTCAAAAATAACTCCTGAATTAATTGTTAAGGAAAGTAATTATATTTTTATGGGGGGATTTTTAAATAGTGATGATGAATTAAATGAATGGATTAATATTTTTTATAAAAATGGAATAAATAAAAGTGCAATATTTAATGATTTGAATAGTTATCAAAATTTATCCCAAAAACAATTAAATAATATTTATCAAGAAATTTTAAATTTTAAAGCAAAATATAATTATAAATAATGCCAATTCAAGTACCTAAAAAAATAAATGTTCAAGATTTAAATCAAAATATTGGAATTGGTGTATCTCTACCTTTTAATGGTCCTGGAGTATTTGTAACAACATATACAACAAGAGATCAAATTAGGTCAAATATAATTAATTTTTTATTAACAAATAGAAGAGAAAGAGTATTTAATCCAAATTTTGGTGCTAATTTAAGAGAATTATTATTTTCTCAAATTGATGATTTAGATACTATGAAACAAATTATATTAGATAAATTAGCATTTTATTTTGGTAATTTATTAATTTCAGAAATAACAATTGAACCAGATGCAGATAATAATACAATTAGAATTCATTTAGTATTTACTATAAATGGCAACTTAGAAACAGTTGACTCAGTACAAATTAATATAGCATGATTAGGTTAATTGATATATTAAATGAAATTAAAGTTATTAGTAAAATTACTCCTGAAATGATTATAAATATGTGGAATGATGTTTGTATTAAATATAATTCTAAACAATATTTAGTTGATTTTGAAAGTAAATGGAAGAATAAATATCTTAATAGAAGAGACATATCTTTATTAAATGGGAATGGGGAAGAAATATTAAAAAATCTATCATCTAATAGATTAAATAATATGTATGCTGATTTATTGAATTTTACTCAAAAATATCCTTTAAATGAAATAAAAATTATTAAACCTACTACTCCACTTATAATAGGAAATAAAAAAATAAATCCTTCTACATCTATTCCCGGTGAACAACCAAATCAAATCCAAACACATTCATGGGAAGATGGTAAAAATTTATTAAGTAGTACTACTAAAAAAAATACTGAGCGATTATTTATAGAAATTTTAGGTATAACTCCTAAATGGGTTAAAATAGAAATATCACCTAAAACTATGGATAAAATAAATAGAAGAGACCCTAATGATAATAGAACTTTTCCACCTAGAAAATCATTTTATATATATGGAGAATATAATGAAGAACCAATATTAATTGCAAGAAGAGAAACTTCTTCTCATTCAGCTGGTCAAACTAAATTATATTCAAAATATAAAGTATTTCAATTAAGTAAAATTTTATATAATAAGGGTAATAAGTGGGAACCAAAACAAAGAGATAAAGAATATATATTAAAAGCACTAAAAATAAATGTCTAAAGAAATTCGCTATATAAATAAAGACTTTAATAGTTTTAAAGCAAATCTAATTGATTTTGCTAAGTCTTACTTTCCCCAAAACTATAATGATTTTTCAGAAGCTACTCCTGGAATGATGTTTATAGATTTAGCATCATATATAGGAGATGTGTTGTCTTTTTACCAAGATACTCAAGTAGCAGAAACACAAGTATTAAATGCTAAAGAAAAATCTAATTTAATGGCTTTAGGATATGAAAGAGGATATAAACCCAAAGTAACATCTATATCAACTACATTAGTTGATTTATATCAATTAGTGCCTGCTATAAATGATATTACTAATTATTATCCTGATTTTAATTATGCTTTAACAATTAATTCAAATACTGTTTTAACTTCAAATCAAACAGGACAAACATTTTTAACTCAAGACGGAGTTGATTTTTCATTTTCATCTTCATTAGATCCAACTGAAATATCTGTTTATCAAGTAGATGGTTCTAATAACCCTACTTATTACTTATTAAAAAAGAAAGTTAGAGCAAATGCTGGTACAATACAAACTGAAACTTTTACTTTTGGTGCTCCTGAAAAATTCCCAAAAATTACTTTAAATAATGATAATATTATTGGAATTTTAGATATAATAGATAGTGATGGTAATAAATGGTATGAAGTTCCATATTTGGCACAAGAAACAATATTTGAAGAAATTAAAAATATTAATTTAAATAATCCTAATTTTTCTCAATTTAATAATAGTGCTTTATATTTATTAAGATTGAAAAAAATACCAAGACGTTTTGTTACAAGATTTA